GGTCGGATCTTATCTATAACCCATTGACTGGTGCTATGGGACTTAAGCGTGATTATGTTGGATCTATGGTTATATCCATATTCAATAAGCAGGGTGATGTTTTTAGAAGAATAAGAATACCGGTTTGCTTTATAAGTGCCCCAATAACACCTTTGGAGCTAGATTATGATCAGGGAGCTAGTATCTATAGTATCAGTATTCAATGGAAATGTGATTACTGGGAAGATCTTTTCTTATAAAATAAAGGAACTTAAAGGGAAAGGACACTATAAATTGTGTCCTTTTTTTGTGGACCGTTATATAATTTATAACATAAGACCTTAATATTATGAAGAATTTATCGCCCGAGGAAATCCTCAGAAATAAAGAAGCAGCTAGTGGATTCGTCTATGACGATCCTAAAGATGAAGTAACTGTAACAAATACCGAGAATCCGGTTACACTAAACGAGAATGCTTACGCCTCGCAGGAACCAGCTCTCCCTAAATCACCTATTGAGGAGCAGCCTGCCCAGAACCCTCCTAATTCGTTAGGCAGGATCGAAAGAAAACCCGCTTATCCCCAGCAGGAAGCTCAATCTACTCAGCCCCATAATAGTGCTCAAAAACAGCCTGGTGAGTTAGGCTGGAAGAATATACCAATGGGCATACTTCCATCAAAGGGTATGTACTACCCAGATGGCACTAGAATAGCTATTAGAGCTGCGGAGGTAAAGGAAATCAGACATTTCTCAACGATAGACGACGAGGATAGAATAGACATAGAGGAAAAATTAGGCTATATCCTAGATAAGTGTATGAGAATGGATTTTCCGACACAGGGTATAGTTTCTTATCAAGACCTAAAATCCGAGGATAGATTTTTCATAACATTAGCAATAAGAGATCTAACTTTTACTAGAGGTGAGAATAGTGTAATATTGATCCCTAATAATCCCTGTGAATTTAAGGAATGCCCGGTAAGGGACGGATTTGAGCTTAGAACCGGTGTTTTGTCAATGTATGAAATTGAAGATAAAATACTGGAATATTATGACAGCGAAAGAAGATGTTTTTCTTTTGATATAAAGAAGCTGGATAAAAATATTAAGATGTTTGTTCCTAGTATAGGAGTTACTAAAAGAATATCAGATTTTATAATATCCCTTGCCAAGAGGGGAGTTGAAATAGATGATGCTTTTGTACAGATATCCCCTTTCATATTTGAGGATTGGAGAACTCTAACTGAAGGGTCATTCCAGGCAAGATTGAAAGACAGTGATTCCTGGTCAAAAGAGGAATTCAGCTTACTGTTTGAATTATCTGAAAAAATAAAAATAGGTACAAAGTCCAAGGCATTGGTAAATTGCCCTAAGTGCGGTGGAAGGGAGGTCACCGCCGACATTACCTTTCCCAAAGGGCTTAGATCACTTTTCGTTATTTCAGATATCATTGGAGAACTTCTTTGATCTGAAGTTTAGACTATGGAAGGAGCACGGCCTCGATCCTGAATGGGTAGAGGGAATACCCTATTACGAATACCAGATGTGGATAGATAAGCTCAATCTCGCTATCGAGGTCGATAATCAAGAAGTACTTGCAGATTCAGGAAAGAAAACAGTTTTCTCTTTTAGGAAGTAAAATTGCAACTAAAATATATAGAAATAAAGAATTATTTCATAAATGTCATCTACCGAAAGTGAAAAACAGTTCATTGACCTATCGAGAAGTTTAGAGGGTCTCGTTGGTGAATTGAAAAAAATGAACATATCGTCTATCAAGGACGATATTAAGAAACAGGGTGATGTTATAGAGAGATCACTGGGTAACGTAAAGGGTAGCTTTAGAAGAGGCGGTAAAACTAAGGATGATGGAAACTATTTAGTTGGTGAGAATGGACCAGAAGTGGTTTCGCTTCCTACCGGATCCTCAATAATACCTTTAGATGTTTCAGATTTAATAGAGGGATTAAAAAACGTTTCGCAACTCAAAGGTGATCTTGATGATAAGATTTTAAACTATGACAAATCTAATAATGTTGTAGTTACGCCAACGGGTGATTACGATATTGGTTTTATAAAAAAACAACTCGAAAAGCAAATAGCTGAGGATGCTGCTATGGATGTTTCTGATGGTGGTAAAAGTGCAGAAGCTGTAGTTGCTCTTGAAAAATTACAGGATAAGATAAAAAATGCTAAACCTGAAAGCAAAGAGGGAAGCATGGATGAAAAAATTGCTAAATCAGCGGGCCCGAGTGCAGAGGAAATAAAAGCGGAGAGAGAAAGATTATTAGCAGAAGACTATGAATTCTATACCGAATACCCTAAAAGCCTACAGGATGATCTAGATTCTTATATAAGTAGCTACAATTCTGGACCTGGCTCTTCCCTTAATAAAACTGCGGAACCAGCATTATCGGAGAAGGAAAAGCCTAATTCTAAAGAGGAAAGAGAGGGAAAGGAAAAGGATAATTCAAAAGAGGAAAGCACAGAGAAGACCTCAAAAAAGAAAAATAAAAAAGAAAAAAAAGAAAAAGAGGGGACTGGAGAAGGTCTATTTTCTAAAGGAAAGTCAACCGAGCGTAAGGAAAACGCAAAGAGTAGTGCTATAGGTATGGGTCTTTCTATTCTGGAAAAAAAATCAGGACTAACAGATAAAGCTGTTAACTTGGGATCCAAATTTGGTATATCAGGGGATAAAACTGAAAAGTTAATCGGCACTGCTAAACAGAAAGCTGTAAGTAAAGTTCAGGATTTGGGTAAAAAATCACCCAAGGAAAATGAAGATAAGGAAGATACCAAAAGCAAAGCAGTAAACGAGAAGCCTGAATTAAATCCACCGCCTAAGCCAGCGCCACCACCCGAGCCCAAGCCGGCTCCAACCGCAGCCCCTGCCCCGGAGAAGAGCAAATCAGCAAACCCGGAGGCTAGCTCAAAATCAGAAACTACTGAGACAGCTAGCAAATCAGGGACAGCTGAGCCCGCGTCTAGTGGAGCTTCTAGTTCTTCCTCTGGTGCATCTCTGTCTAATGAGGATGCTAAAGACATTAAAAGCCTTCTTAGTAAGATAGCAAATACACTAGCTGGACCACTAAATATTAGTTCACCTGATCCTTTTAGACCAGATTCTAGAAGAATTTAATTTAAAACCCTCGGGTTTCCTGCGGATTTTTGTATTACATTTGAGGTATATTAAACTGGAATGCCTATGTCAGAAAAGATACTCTTTAAAGATCTATCTTTCATAAATGAAGAATTTATAGAAAAAAACATCTCCTGGAGAGTTATACCACAGTCAGATTCAACGTATTTACTTTTAACTGGCGATAACTTATATTTAAACGAAAAAGAGGAGAGAATGGATTCCGTGTATCTCGAGATGGCTGAATCCTGGGGAAAGAATTCCCATTGTAAAAGAGCACAGGTTGGATGTTTAATGGTTAAAAATAAGTCTATTATATCGGATGGGTATAACGGATCACCAACGGGATTTCCTAATGTATGTGAGGATGAGAAAGGTGATACGCTATCCTGGGTTTTGCATGCGGAGGCAAACGCTATAACAAAGTTAGCTAAGAGCACTCAGAGCTCCGATGGCTCTACGATTTACGTAACTCTTTCCCCTTGCTTCGAATGCTCAAAACTAATCATTCAATCCGCTATAAAGAGAGTAGTTTTTACCGAGCTATATAGGAAGCATGATTCGTTGTCCTTTCTTTTAAGAGGCGGGATTGAATTAATGAAATTATAATTTGTAAATATATTTATATAATGATAGAACAGAAAGAGAAGGTTGAGAAAAACATCCAAAAACTTGCAGGGAATTTCCTATTCGAGAAGAACGAGAAATCATTCAAAGAACTTTTTGAGAGATTGAGACCCGGTGTATTGAATCACTGCTACGTTATTCTAAAAGACAGGGAATTAGCGGAGGATGCTTTCATTAACACAATGACCAAGATCTGGACTAAAATAGATCAATATGACGATGAGAGAGGTAATTTCTCTACGTGGTGTTATAATATTGCACGTAATGAGAGCTTATTGCTAATTAAATCTAGGAACAAATACGTTTCACAGAATGAAAAGGAATTGGATTTTCATTCAATTAAGCATGATTCAATCATGGGCGAGCATTATGTTCTAGAAAATTCAATTGATTATGCTTTTTTCAATGAAGAGAACACTGTTGATGCCGTATATGAGGCGGTCATAGACGAAATAAGAACATTACCTGAACTCTACCGAGACATTATGGTAGACCGAGAGATAAATGGTATGAAATACAAGGACATAGCGATCAAATATGGTATCAAGAAAAGATCCATAGCTACGAGAATAAGAAGAGCAAGAGCTAAGATCAAGAAAAAAATGGGGAAACCTTAATGGAATAATACGATATAAATTAAAAGTTAACATCATGTTTGGAGCACTAAAGGAATTTTACATCTACCTTAAATATCGTAAGATGGTCAAGAGCGAGGCTGCAAGCGATATAATTTGGACCAGAAGGGGACTTAGATACGATTGGCTTTGCAGAATTTACACGGTGGTTAATCTTCCACCGCAGGTGACACTATCAAAGGATTTGCCTCTGGAGTCTAGACCATCTTTTGTTTTTGAAACGATTAAGCCTATTAATGAATATTTAGGAAAGGTTGGGCTGGAAGAGATGATATCTGTTTCACTTGATCCTATCCAGACAACTAACAATGAATCATACCTTGTCGTGTATTATTTTGTTTTCCGTAAGCTGACTTGGTTTTGGTTTATTTTTTATTCCATACTTTTGCCTGTTTCATCAATTTGGGCCATAATTCACTTTCTCTTTTAAATTATAATACCATGAAAGAAATACTGCTAAAAGAGAAAGATGAAATAGAGAAGAGACTTAAAGTGTTTAATGATGCTAATTTTATTTTTGACGAACCTTCACATACCTACACATACTCTGGTAAAAAATTCGATTCAGTTACAACTTTCCTGAAGAATTTTAAAGAACCGTTCCAGAGGGATTATTGGGTAAGAGAAAAAGCAAGACAGAGAGGAGTTGACCCATCTGTCATAGAGAACGAGTGGAAGGAAAAAGCTGACAAATCTACTATTCTCGGTACAAACGTACATAAATGGATAGAGGATTTTTGGACTGGCCTTAATCCAGAAATGCCTGCACCAGGGGAGGAGATGGAGAGAGTTTTGAAGTTTAAGGAATTGTACGAGCAAAAATTAAAAGATCTAGTTCCACTGCCTTCTGAGCTAAAAATATTTTCTAAGAAATGGAGATTAGCTGGAACTATAGATCAGCCATTTCTAATGTGGGACGAGAAGAGAAATAAGATTTTAATTTTAATAGGCGACTGGAAAACAAACAAGGAATTTAAGCACGACGATCATCCAAAGGGAAGATATAAAAAATTGCTTAGACCTTTTCATACTCTTTACGAGAATCAGCATAATGAATATTCTATACAGCTTTCCATGTATAGACTGATACTAGAGGAAGCTATTGGTTTGGAGACCGAAAGCGGATTCCTAGTTCATATAGGACCAGATGGACCCGCTAGAATATTTCCAGCGAGAGATCTTCGAGCTCCTCTTAGAGCCTACCTAGATCAAAATAGAGCAGAGTCTGATATCTTCGATATTGAATAAAATAGTGAAACTTATTACTAAAAAGAAGTATAAATTAAAAAAATAACAAAATGGCTAGACAAAAGGAAAAAAACGAAGAATTGAATTTAGCATCCCCAGCTAATTTAGATAGATTACCGGGTGAGATTGAAACTATGGAATTTGGGGGTATGCATATTTCGGTTGATGAAGAAAAAGTTCAAAGAATTGAAAAAGAACTAGAGGAAAAAATAGAGGAGTCCAGAAAAAAAGTATATGCTGTTTCTATGGATACCGAAGCATTCCAAGCTTTTAAAAAATACATAACCGAGAGTGCTGAATGGAGCTCCACCGAGTCTATTGGTATTGTAGAGATTAGCAAATCTATCTCTAAGATTGAAAAAGAAGGAATTAAAGACAACATGGTTTATATGAGCTCTTTGACTCTTGAGGCTAGTCACTATTTCATTTCTAAGTCAAGAGGTAAAGGACTAGATGAAGCAAAGAACTTCATTAAGCTATACAAGCCTATTGATATTGCATTAAATGATGTAAAAGAGGACAATAGAAATATCGAGGAGATTAGAAAAAGATTAAACGCAGCTCAACAAGGTATAGAGCTAGTGTAATTAATTTTTAAATAGCATCTAAAAAAGCCGGGTTTCCGGCTTTTTCTTTTTCCAAAATAATATTAGATAAATACTTAGTACTTTAAAACAATAAAACAATAAAACATGAAAACATTAGAAAAAATTAAGGAATATTCCTGGGCAATTACCCTTTTCTTACTTTTAGTTGTATTTTTAAAACAATGTGGAGTAAACAGAGAGGTTGATAGAATAGATAAAGAGATTAAGAAAATAACACAATCCACCGATTCTATACAAGAGTCACTTATAACTAAGGATCAGATGGATAATGCTCTTAAGCAGAATATGTTCAATTTTCTTATTTACGAAGACGATTTCGATAAAGGAAAAACCTCTTTGTCTGATATAAAATCCAAGATAGAAAATTCTAATAAGTAATCGTATGGAGAAAGGATGGCTAAAATACTTTATAATAGGAACTTTTGTTTCCCTTTACCTTGTAGTGTCCGTAATCTCTACGATACACGTTATTCAATTCTTTGATCTTACAAATCCAAAGTGGCTTTCAGTGTCACTTGCTATAGCTTTTGAACTCGGTGCAGCTGCTTCCCTTGCTTCCCTTATAGCTCTAGATAAGATGAATAAATTCCTAGTTTGGATACTTTTTATAACGCTTACTGCTATGCAAGCCATGGGAAATACCTACTATGCATATACAAACATACAGGATTTCCAGGGATGGAGCGAGCTATTTGGCTTAATAGAAGAGGATATTATATTTCAAAAACGTATATTGTCGATAATCAGCGGTGCAATACTGCCTCTTGTAGCTCTGGGCTTTATAAAATCTCTAGTTGATTACATAAAGCCAGAGGATCCGGAGCAGATATTGAAACCCGACCCGATCGTGGAAGAAGATGATGCTTTACCTAGTGAGGAACTAGAGATCGTGGCATCTGGCGATAAACCTGAGGTTCCTTTGGAAAATAATGTAGATGTTATAAGTATATCTGAGATGAAAGAGGAGGATCCTGCTATCAAAATTGAGGAAGCTAGTGATCTACCAGATTTGCAGTATGTAAACGTTGGACAGGAACATGCTGAAGCTAACAATCAGAATTTACCACAGACTTTCAACGAAATAAAGAACGCTAACTCCAACAGGAAATCACTGAAGCAAGGCGTTCCACCTTTCATATAAGGATAAATAAAAGAATAAGAAATGGCAGATTACCCACAGATCCAACAGGAGTCAAATAACTTAAATTACGACGGAGGAGGTAGTACAGGCGGTACATATACCCAAACTGTACAGGGTGGATCTACTAGTGCGCCAGTTTTCACACCTGGTGCTTGTACTTTTACTGCTAGATACACTAACGTTGCTCGAACAAGGGAAGCATTACCGCTGATAGATTGGACGTTTAAGTATAAGAACCAACCTGCTTTTTTTAAATACTTCAAGTCCTCTTTTAATGTGTGCCTGCAGTCAAATGTGATGGATACTCTGAGCTTAGCTTCTTTTTTTCATCCTTTTCTTTCTTTCTCTAGTTACCAAAAGCAAACATTTGTAATAGCTCCGGATACTTCAATCGATGTAGATACTGGTAATTTTGCCAACACATTAAACGAGGTTAGCTTTATATTGGCAAGAGCTTATTATCTACCGACACAAAAGGGAGCTGCTAGAGTATTATTTTGGGACTACGACGGAAACACTAGATACCCGATGGGTGAAATAATGGTTTTAACCGGCGCTGTAAAAGAGGATCAGAATTGGAAGGGGTGGAATATAAGTTCTTTCTCTAATATAGGTCACACAGGTCCTGTATCCAATCCTAGTTTGGGTGGCATCACCTTTACAAACCCAACCGAATCGCCAGTTAAACTGGTAGTAATAACAGCAAACTAATATGGCAACAAGACCCGTTATATGTCCCTATATAGAACCAGAGGGATTGAAATTCGAAAGAACTAACCTGGTTATAGATTCAAACAGCATGATGAATCCTCAAATAGTGCTTATGTTAGAGGATTTGTTATTTGATGTTCCTGCATATTCAAAATCCACAATAAATCTTAGAGCTGAATCCTGCGCACTGATAAGCCAGTCGGACATAGCGGATCCTGGAGGGTACGTTAGCTTTATAGCTATTAAAGCAGTATACCCAGCTGGGACTTTAGAAAAAGACAAGTTCATTACATGGGAGTACAGGGGCAATGAATATTTTATGGGCGAACTTACTGTATTGAGCGGTGTTAATATCACAACTTTTGATTCTGAGCAATATGGATGGAATCTGGCTAAACCTGGACCAGTATACCAGGACGGAGGCATAACGGTGTGTAATCCCCACTTAGATAAAAGGGTAATTTTAGAGATATTGGTTTGCAGATAATGATATATAGACCAAAAAGTACTCTGAAAAAGATATATAGAATACAAAAAAATTATTAACTCATGGACTTCATTAACAAAGTACAAAAATTAAAAGAAACTACTACCTCACCGGAGGTTAAATCTCTGTGTGAGAACTTCTTAAACGAGGCATCAAATAAAAATACCCTTATAGAGGGACTTAAAAATTCCAATGATGTTGAGGTTTCTGGTTTCTTAAGAGAAAATACATCAAACATCTGGAATGATTTCAGAAATCAAGAAATGGAAGCTTCCAAAAGAGCAGCTTCTTCACTTTTGGAATCTTGGAGCCAGAATACATCTAAAGGAGATAATTCCGGAACTTGGATTACGCCTTCTAAAGAAAAATCAGGTGATAAAGAGATGAGTTCTTTAAACGAGTCCCTTTCTCACATAAAAGGTGATAAATCTGTTAATTCTTTTTTAACTTCTGAGTCTATTAAAAATCTAGGTGTTCTTGAGTCTGTTAAGTCTCTTCTTAGTTCACCTGTTGCCGAGCACATGAAGGCTAAGATCATGTTAGAGAATTATAAAAATATCCTTGTTAATAAGAATATCCCAGAGTATGCAGTTATTGAAAATTTTGTTAATGATTTAAGCCAATTGACATGGGATGCTAAATCTAAGGAGGTCTTTGAATCACTTCTAGGTAAAGCTAATACTTACAACAGAGAGATATACGTTTCTAAAGTGATAGATTCTATTAAGGGATCTGGATCTAGAGAATTTTACTCTGATCTTTATGAGTGTTTAAATGAGTGGATGGTATCTAAAGACAAGTCAAACGGTCTCCTAGTTAATCAAATCTCTAAATATTCTTTCAATCCTGTAGTTAAAAACCTTATAAACTATTTGAATCTTAACGAAAGTCGAAAAGATTCAAGCAGACTTTCTATCCCTGAAACTAATCAAGGTGAATCATACGTAGAGAGAGCTTATTCCGCAATGGCAACTAATGAGGATCAAAATTTCGCATTTGGCCTTGGTGGATTTATTTTCGAAGCAACAGAGAATGGCGTACAGAGAATAGACGCTAAGACTGCAGCTTCTTCATACGGTAATACATTTGTTAATCTATTGGGAATTACTTCTAGACCCGATGTTAAGATAAATGAAGCGGGTGTTCATTTCTCAATCGGCAAGAAGGTAGTTAGTATAACAGAAGGAACGGAGAATAATCCTAATGTATTTGTTGGTAGAAATAAATTAGCTTTCTCTAATGTTAACGAAATGGCTAAGATAATAGGATTGGAAGTATCCTCTTATATGGGATATAATGATATGTCTCTTGTAAAAGATATAGCTACCGTTTATGAAAATTACAATTCTTTCGTGGAGCTTGATTTTGCTAAGTCGATCGTATCTAGAATTTACGAGGGACTTTCTGTTAATCTGTTCAAATGGAACGATAAGATCTACCTTCAAAGAATAAATGAAGCTATGAGAGAGAATTCAATATTCTCTGTTAATAGCATGCAAGCTGTTAAGTTAGTAAAAGACACATTAAGATATGATATTTCTGAAGGTCTAAGCGAATTCTTGGTTGGTGAATTAAGAACTAAATCGGTTCTTCTAAATGACAGATCTAGTCTTCTTGAAAACATACAAAATGTTGAGGAACAGTTGGCCAAAGTTCAATCCTTGATAGAAAATCCTAACTACTCGCATTCGTCTGAGCTTAAAGAAGCAGAGAAAATGCTAAAAAGGGAATTGAAGGTTTTAAGAAATAAATGGGCTAGCATCAACGAGGAGATCGAGAAAATTGAAAATGTTGATTTAGATCCTAGCATGTACCTTATAGAGGATGCTAAATTTAATATAGGAGACTATGTTAAAATAAAAGAATCAGGAGAAACCGGTAAAATCGTTTCAATAGACGGTACTTCGGGAAGATATACAATTTTAACCGATGCGGGTAGAACAGAGGATCATAGAGTAAATGATATTCAAGATTTAGAGGAAGCTATGTCAGATGCAGCAGAAAAAAATGCTGAAAAGACAAGTGATTTCGATAAAGACTATTTCGACAATGATCCTGCTAGTGATATAGAAAGTGACGAGTCTGAAGAAGAGGATGGCACCGAGGAAGTAAAGGAATCAAATACTACTTTATCTAAAGCACCTACGAGAACTAAAAATGTTAAAGAAAAGCAATCACAGCCAACATATGCTAAAGCTCCTAGATCTAAGGATCAGGAGAAACCAATGGCTCACGACCTAAAGAATCCTAAAGCTGCCCATTATGCGGAAGGAATTAAAGGACAAAAGCCAACAGATTTCGATGTTGCTGGATATGCTATTGGTTATAATATCGACGAAGCTAGCGAAGTAGAAGATAGATCTCAAGGATTAGCAGAAGCTCCTAATTTCGGTAAAATTGAGAGAACGCACGATAAAAATGCTTTAGCTGGTATGGCACAGAAACACGGATATGCGAAAGCTCCAGGAAGCAATGACAAAATAGATCTTTCACTGGATTTGCTGCATGGATATAGAAAGGTAGAAGAAGGAGTGGCTACTAAATCGGGCCCAAATACTGCTACCTCTAGAAGCAAGCACAGAGATGCTATAGACTTTGGAGTAAATGACAAGCTCAGATATAACTTAGAAGAATCTGAATTGCAAAAAAAAAAGTAAGTCGTAACTATTATTTTGCTCCTGAGAATCCAGAACAAAATAAATCAGGTAAGCCTTTCGTAGATTCTCTAAAGGGAAAGTTCGCAAAGGCTCCAACTAAGCCGATAAACAAACACGTAGAGGACAGCGAGGAAGACGAGGCCGAAACAAACAAGTAAAAGCTTAATATAAAGATAAATTCTAAAATTTAAGCACAAAGATAAAATATCCCCTGTTTCTAATAAGAATGGGGGATTTTTTTTGCACATAAAAAACCCCGCAGAATGGCAAAAGTTTATGTTAAAAACAGTGAGCTCCTTAGAGCCGTATCCGAATCTAAAGAGAAGGGTCAGCTAACAAGAGAGACAATCGATATGTTTACCCTCATGATAGAAGGTATTTCTAAGAAGATGGCTTACAAGGATCCTGACGATAAGGACGATTGTATGGCTTTTGCCATGGAGGATCTTTGCAAATATTGGAATAGATTTGACCCTGCTAAATCTAACAATCCATTTGCCTACTTCACTCAGGTTGCAAAGAATGGATTTGCTAAGGGATGGAAGAAATTACACCCGCCAAAGAATCCTAAAACTATACCCTTCAGTTATATAACAGGGGAGGATAATAGTTACAACGTTTAATATGTCCATAAAAAAGGTTAAACCTAACGGAAAACACAAACATGGGCTTTATAGTCCACAGAATCCCGATAAGTACATAGGTGATATACATAATATCATTTATAGATCTTCGTGGGAGCAGAGATTCTGTGCATATTGCGATAGAAACGAAAGGATAGTTAAATGGAGCTCTGAACCTCTTTTTATAGATTACTGGAATCCATTAGATAAGAAAATGCACAAATACTATGTGGATTTTTACATAAAGACTCTAAAAGAAGACGACACCTATCAGGAGTGGATAATAGAGGTTAAGCCAGAGTCACAAACTCAAAAGCCGATATACGAGGGTAAAAATATGACTCTTAAAAAACTAGAGAGCTATAACTATAATATGAAAATATGGATAACAAATCAGGCAAAATTTAAAGCTGCTAAAGAATGGGCTATCCAAAGAGGTTTTAGATTTGGCGTAGTTGACGAGAAATTTCTTTTTAATAGTAAATGAGCTTTTCTGAAAAAATAAAATCATACAAGGACGGATTCATATCCCAATCTGAGACTGTTTCTAAAACTGACGAGTATTTTATAAGCTCCTATATAAAGTTATCGAACAGGGATTTTCGACCTGAAAAGTTCGACGGCCAATTTCTTCCCGGTAAGATCTATATTTTTAGATATAATCCTAAGCAGAAACCCGATGACGGTAAAAAAAAGGAGAAGGAGTTCATAAACAGACTACCGATAGTTTTAGCTTTTGATGTTAAGAAATCAAAAGATCTAAACAACATCCTATATGGATCGGATTTAATAGCTACCCCACCTGATGAAAGAGTTAAGATATTGGAGAGGGTCTATGATTTTTCAGAGAGCATAATAGATTCTAATAAAAAATCGGGAAGCCAATCTCCCGTGAACCTAAGTGGTGATAATGTAAAGTCTTTATTGAAAGGTACTGGGTATATTGGAAGCACTAAAGGATTCGATATTTCATCAATGTCTGAAGTCTATGTTATAGGCTATGATGATTGGAAAAAAATACCATATCTTAGTGTAGCCCTTCTTCAAGGGTCTTCTCCGATTGAGATATATAATTCCTATAGATCGAAATTAAAAGATAATTCTGGTCTAGAAAATAAAAATAAGTAGTGAATGGCTGGTTTTATAGATAACGAAAATGGTAATCCGGTATTTCAGAGGATTAGGGAATCTGTTAAGTCGATCTCTAAGTTCGGTATGAAATACGAGGACATGGTGATTAAGAACTCCATGGCTGTTGGCGCTACTGAAGCTGCTTTCATTAATCAGAACAAAACAAACGTTCCTGATGAGAATATGATGTATAGTCTTGCGAAGCAAGATACTATGGTCAAACAGTATATCTCTTATTTCGACAAGGATTATAAGGGAAAGAGGGATTATCTTAGGAAATTCTCTCTTAACCCAGAGATAGAAGGAGTTCTTGATATTGTTTGTGACGAATCCATAAACTACGACCCTTCTAATTATTACGCATATCCCGATTTTCTAGATATAACTACTCTAAAAGAAAAAACAAGAGAAAAGGTTTATGACGTTTTTAGAAAAATATATGACATCTGGGGATTTAGCGATGATATAACAGCATGGCAATTCTTTAGACAATTCATGGTGGACGGATTCCTTGCATTTGAAATAATCTGGGACAATAGGGGGAAAGAGATAATTGGATTTAAAGAATTGGACGCTACTTCTTTAATACCTAGCGTAGAAAAACAACCAGACGGAAGACATGTCAACGTTTGGATACAATTTCCGAATGACCCTAAAAAGACAAGAATGCTATATGACTCCCAGATCATATACATGTCTTATGCTAAGGGAAATTCAGTTTCCAGATTAAGTTATGTTGAGAGATTAATTAGACCTTATAATACCCTAAGAATTATAGAATACACTAGGGTAATTTGGTCAGTGATGAATGCTTCATTCAAGCTTAAAATGACCGTTCCTGTTGGATCAAGATCACCTCAGAAAGCTATGCAGACCTTGGGTGAACTTATGAGTATCTATAAGGAGGATATTAGCTTGAGCGATGATACTGGTGAATTGCTAGTTGACGGAGCACCTAAGATACAATTCTATAAGAATTATCTGATACCACAGGGCCAAAACGGTCAACCTACAATTGAGCCCTTGACAATGGAGGGACCGAACTTAAATGATCCTGCCCCTCTTGCATATTTCTACGATAGATTCATAGAGGAATCTAAAATACCTGCTACAAGATTTAAGGGGTTAGATGGATCTTCTAGTGCAACATATTCCAACACTGCGGATGGCCTGGACAAGGAAGAGGTAAGATTTAGTAAGTTCATAAGTAGATTGAGAACCAATTTTCAGGATATCATTATAAAGCCACTTTGGTTACAAATATGTAAAGACAATCCGGAATTAGAAAAAGATCTAGTTTTTAAGAGCCAGCTTGGACTTAAGTACATCAGTGAGAACCCTTTTAGGGTAAACCAGGAGATGGAATTGATCACCAAGAGAAAAGAAAGCGTAGATTCGCTAGCTCTTATAATGGAAGACGACGATAAACCTTATTTTTCGCAGACTTACTTAATTGAGAATTTTCTCGGACTTACACCTGCAGACATTAAAGCTAACAAGATAGCAAAAGAAAAGAATGCCAAGAAGAAAGAGAAGGAAGGCGGGGAGGAAGAAGCACCAGAAGTTACTTTATAAATAAAAAAATAGAAATGGCAGGATTTATAGATCCCATACAACCAAATAGTGCATTCGGAACGATACTGAGAAGTCTTTCTCAGATATCTAGGTTTGGTATGAAGTACGAGGATATGGTTGTTAGGAATTCACAGGCCATAGGTAAAACCGAATCTGAATTCTTCAATGAGCAGGGAACAGGATTTACAGAAAGTGATGCTTTTTATTGGACGGTTTCTCATTCTGATACGAAGGTAAGAAAGTACATAGCTTATTTTGATAAGGATTACATAGACAAAAGAAACTTTCTTAGGAAGTTTTCGCTAAACGGTGAGATTGAGTTTATACTCGATACGGTAACTGATGAAGCTGTGGTTTACGACGAGAAGAATTATTTTGCATATCCTGAGATCAAGAATTTGGACGTAAGCGATAAGGTAAAAGATAAACTGATGGAGAATTTTTACCGGATCTATCATCTTTTCAATTTTCAGGAAAGTATATTAGCTTGGCAGGTATTTAGGCAGCTCCTAATTGATGGGTTTCTAGCTTATGAGATAATCTACGATAGCAGAGGCAAGCAAGTCATTGGATTTAAAGAACTCGATGCAACATCACTTCAGCCTATGGTTGAAAAAGTTGGCGAAAATGATTTTCAGCAGGTTTGGGTTCAGTATCCAAAGAATCCCCAGATGACAAGAAAGCTTAAGAATGAGCAGGTTATCTACATATCATATGCTAAAGGTAATTCAATTTCCAGGGTAAGTTATGTTGAGAGATTAGTTAGATCCTATAACATCCTGAAAATAATGGAGAACAGTAGGATTATATGGAATGTCATGAACGCTTCATATAGATTGAAGTTTGTTATACCTATAGGTACACAGTCACCACAAAAGGCCATGCAAACGCTAGGACAAATAATGTCTTATCATAAAGAGGAGATATCTATAAACGACAATTCAGGGGAATTGACTGTTAACGGAAGACCAAAAATTCAGTTCTATAAAAACTATCTTTTCCCTGAGAAGGATGGTGTTTCCCCTACCATAGAAACACTAAATGCAGCTGGACCTGATTTTAATATCATGGACAACGTGCTTTACTTCTTCAATAAACTAAAGCAAGATTCTAAAATACCGTATGCGAGATTTGCTTATAGAGGTGGAACACCTGCAAACAACCAAATTAGCATTGATTCTTTAGAAAGAGATGAGATAAGGTTCGAGAAGTTTCTTTCCAGATTGAGATCGATTTATCAGGAAATCATAGTTAAGCCTCTTTATATACAAATGTGTCTTGATTATCCTGAGCTTGTAAAAGATAGAAGCTTTAAAACTAATCTTGGAATTAATTTCGTAAGGGAAAGCGAATTCAACGATCTGGTTGAACTTGCTAATCTAGTTAAAAGAGGGGATTTTATAAAATCTCTTGCTGACATGAAAGTTAAAGTTGGTGAAGAAGAGCAGCCTTATTTTGATAAAGATTTCCTTGTTCAGAGATTTTTAGGTCTAACACCGGAGCAGATAGAGGGCAATGCTTCATACAAAGAGCTCGAAGCTAAATCTGCTAAAAAGGAAAGCTCTACTAGCGGAGCTGAGGGCGAGGCAGCTCCAGCGGAAGAAGAAGCGGCAGCTCCAGCGGAAGAAGAAGCGGCAGCACCCGCTGAGGAAAAGACTGCATAGTCCAGCCTAACACTCTAATACGTAATTACATTTATCATTCTCCATAAACCGTCGGAATACCTACGGTTTTTTTATTTATATTTGTATTATAACTAAATAGAAGTAAAATGATTAAAGAACTAAGAATCTTAAAGGAATTAGAGGAACTTACTGGAGAGGGATCACAGAAGAAAAAGCAGGAGATAATCAAACAAAATTGGACCTCTGAATTAGCTTACGTTTTTGACGTGTGCTTCAATCCATTTGTTACTACCAAGCTACATAAGCTTAATTTTTCAGAGGATCCGAGCGATTCTTTTGGACTGGATAACTTCAAAGAGCTCGTTGAAAAATTAAAATCAGCTCCTGCAGCTAATAATTCTATAAGGTTAGAAGCTAATCAGATGGTAAACACCAGAATTACCGATGATAGTGACGACGCTGACCTTAGAAAGATTCTAATGAAGGTGCTAACCAAGAGAATGAACGTTGGCGTTGGTGCGAAGCTGATCAACAAGGCTATTGGTAGAGAGGTGATACCTGATCCATCCGTTATGTTAGCAACCGACGACCAAGATTCGCTTCTAAGCTGGGATAAGATCTATTGTGAGGAAAAGTATGATGGCGTAAGAGTAATAGCTATTTATAAGGAAGGTGGATTTAGTTACTTTACCAGAGCTTTTAATGAACTTGATGCAGATAAGCTGCACAAGATTACATTTTCTCTTAAACAGATAATGAACTTTTCAGGATTGAAAGGCTCTTGGTTCTTTGATGGTGAATTAACAGATCACAATAGGAAATCAGTAAGTGGTAAGGTTACGCAGATACTAAAGGGGACTGCCCCTGACAATATTGGGGACAGTATTATATTTAATGTATTTGATCTTGAAGAATATGATACGCTAAGAGCCGGTGTAGGTATCATACCTTACTCAGTAAGAAGACAGACGCTAGAATCTGTTATGAAAAACGTCGAAGAGAGTGAGCCAGTGAAATTAGCTACAATGCGGGAACTTGAAGATCCCTCTCAGATTGCTTCGGTATACCAAAAAATAGTGGATGCAGGGGGAGAGGGAGTTATATGCAAGAATGATCATCTGTACGAATGTAAAAGATCAAAAAGCTGGGTGAAATTCAAGGAGGTTAACGAATGTGATCTTGTCATCCGTGGATGGTACGCAGGAGAGGGTAAAAGGGAGGGCTTCATAGGTGGACTTGTATGCACGGACCTATCTGAAACCTTGCATGTTAAAATAGGATCAGGTTTTACCGACGAGGACCTTAAATCATTGAGTGCTAACCCAGATGCCCTTCGAGGGAAGATATGTGCTGTGCAATACAACGTTACAATTACTGACAAGTTTGATAATAGATCACTATTTTTGCCTAGATTCGTAGAGATAAGAAACGATAAGTCAGAGGCTGATGATTTATCATCCAAATTTTGAGAAACAGTTTCGTTAATTTCTAATATAATACAATATGATGCAGGAATTATTAACAGAGAAATTAAGGCCCAAGGAAATTAGGCATATGATATTGCCTCAGAGAATAAGAAAGATCTTTGAGACTAACGGGCTCAATCATAATGTTCTTTTATCGGGTAGCCCTGGTAGCGGTAAGACCACGCTTGCTAAAATATTAGCAGCACCCTACCCGCACCTTTTTATAAATGTTTCGGATGAGAGTTCTGTTGAGACGATACGTACTAAAATTAATGATTTTTGTTCAACAATGTCGATTATGGACGGTGCTTCTTCAAAGAAAGTGGTTGTATTGGATGAGTTCGACGGTGCATCAGATCAGTTCTATAAGGCTTTAAGAGGAACTGTAGAGAAGTTTGCATCTAATACAAGATTCATTGCTACTTGTAACTGGATCAACAAGGTTCCTGATGCAATTCAGAGCAGATTTGAGGTGATTGACTTTGATCCTGTTTCTTCAGAGGAGGAGAACGAAGTAAAATCAGAATGGAGAAAGAGAATAAACCTTATCCTGAATAAGGTTTCTATTGAAATAGACGAAGAATCTCTTCTGGAATTTGAAAGAAACTTCTATCCTGATTTGAGATCCTCCCTTAACAAGATCCAAACCTGGATGCTAGAGGGAACTAATAAGGTTGATCTAGCAAAAGTTAGAGAAATAGGATGGAGTTACGAGTCACTCTACAATTTACTTTTTTCTCCACCGGACCCAATTGGTAACTATCAGAACTTAGTTGGAGAATATAACGGAAAGACCGACGACATAATGAGTGCCTTAGGAGATGAATTCGTACAGTGGGTTATTAAAAACAAAAAATCACATTCTAAGATTATCCCTGGTGTGATAGTTCTAGTGGCTGAACATCAGGCACAAAGACTTCAGGTTATCGACCCGATGGTTTCTCTTCTTTCCCTATTTTTCCAGATACAAAAACTTATACAGCCATGAAAGAATTAGCAGAAGTTATTAATAGAAACGGATACATCTATAAACAATTAAAGAGGACGGATAAAGCTGCCATGTATTCTCAATCTGATGCGGAAGATCTGGAAGCAGATTTCAAGGCGTTTGAGGTTTTTAAGATAAAAATAGGAAAAGCTAAGGTTGTTTTTGGAGTCGAATTACCAGAAAAGGAAAAGTTCCCGAGCGACGAGGATTTTGGTAAATGGGCTTGGACGTATACCGACTACGAGAAAGCTATTGATAGATTCAATAAAATAGAGAACGGAATAGAAGACGATGAAGACAATGAGTAAAAAAAGAGTTATAATAGCAGGAAAGGGAGCTTCTGGCAAGGACCACTTGAGAAAGATGATGGTTGAGGAGGGCTTCAATTATTGTGTTTCACATACAACTAGACCTATAAGATCTGACGAGGAAGAGGGCATAGATTACTATTTCATAAAGGAGTCCGATGCTTATGGGATGATACTGGAAGATCTTTTTTTGGAGCACACCATATTTAATGGATGGGTTTACGGAACGAGTAAATCGGAGTTTCACAAATCTAATTTATTTATAATGACACCTTCTGGAATTTCTCAGTTATCACCTGAAGACAGAAGCGAGTCCATTATTCTCTATGTTGACATCGACGAGAATATAAGAAGAGATAGAATGTCTATGAGAAGAGATGCAGACGACGTTGACCGTAGAATAAAGGCAGACGAGAAAGACTTCTTGAATTTTATAGATTACGATTCCTCTATAACTGATCCTGCATTTAACAGGATACCGAAGGAACTATATAGTGTATTGAAAAAAATAGAACAGAATGATTAATATTTGTGTTGACGGAAATTACATATTCCACAAAACCTTTGGGGTTTTTGCTGGTTATGGCAATGTGGATCCTGGTAAGGTTTTTTCTAAAAAATCAGACCAGACTATGTTTATTAGAAAAGTAGCGACTGACTTGTGCTCCTCATTAAACAATTTGCCTTCAGGTGGAAGACTTATTTTTACAGCCGATAGCAAAAGCTGGAGAAGAGAAATTGAGATTGAAAATGGCGGATATAAGTCAAATAGAACAAAGGATGAGAATGTCGATTGGACTATTTTCTTCGATCTTATGGATTCTTTTGGTCGCCAACTGGAGAAAATGGGATTCATTTATTCTAAAGTATCCGGAGCGGAGGGTGACGACCTTCTCTATATGTGGTCGAAGTACTTTAATAATAACGGAGAAGATTGTATAGTGGTATCTGGTGATAAAGATTTACATCAGCTAGCTAGATTTGAAGGATCGAATTGGACTATAACGTGGAATAGCAACAATAAAAAGAATATAGTAACTACTCCTATCGGATGGAAGTCCAATTGGTTGGAAAAAGAGGAGGAAGCTAGCATTTTTAATATGGGTTCTGTTATATCACCGGATAAGGGTAAATTAAAGACGCTGCTTTCCAAGTGCGAATTAAACGAGGTTGATCGTGAATTTTTCGTTCTGAATAAGATGTTTGTGGGTGATAAAGGTGATGCGGTACCATCTGTTTGGGAAATCCCGCAGAATGGCAAGAAAATGGGGTTCACGCCTAGAAAAAGCGAGTCTTTAATAGAAGCGATGAACACATCAGAGCAATGGAAGAATATACAGCCAAAAGAGCTACTAAATAGCAATGAATTTCTCAATTGGGCTTCTGGATTTATATTGAGAACCATGAAGGATGTGGACTCCTCAGAGAATAGAAATAAGGTCTCTGATAACATCAGAAGAAATTACAAGCTCATGTGGCTGGATGATACAGTATTTCCTGATAAAGTTGTTTCTGATTCAGAAGCGGAGATAGAAAGAGGAATTTCACTAGAAAGAAAATCAATAACATTAGACAGAATAAAAATACTAGAAGGTACAAATTGGATATCGCCTAATTACAGCCCATCCTCATTTGATCCTTTTGCAAATCTATAAAGATGGAACTTTTTGACGTAGTAAAGAAAATATTCGAAAAAAAAGAGTCAAAGTGGGCTGATGTAGCTAAGGTAGACAAGAACAGGAATTTTTTCATGCTCAATAGAATAATGTCCATTCAATTTCCGGTTCAAGCTAATCAGTTTAATAAATTAAAGATAACACCACATACTGTTATAGATTGGTGGCATGATACATTGAGTCCTAGATTTACCTCCCCTCCTAAATGGATCTACACAAAGACCAAAAAATCTTCTGAGAAAAAAGATAGCTCTAAAAAGGATCACAATTTTGAGGATGCTGAGAAGTTCATAAGAGAAAAATTCGAGGTTTCTAAAAGGGATCTTGATCAGATTAAGAAGTTCTATCCAGATAGATATAATGCTTGGCTATCCTCCGTATCGGATCAATTGGGTGTCAAGAGTAAGTAAATATATAGAGGATACACTATAATTATGAGGAAAGAGCATTCAAAACTTATCGATAAAGTTATATCCAGTTTAGATTGGGATTCTATTTTTGAGGTCTATAAGGCATTCAAAATGGGAATAGGCGAGGGTAGCAACGTTATACCTGGCATTAAAAGAAAACCTTTTAGCGATTCTCTTACCAAGAATGACATAAAGGGAGAGCTTAAGACTATACTAAAACAGGTAATAGACGGAGATATATCCGACATAACATACGGTCCTTGGATCATAAACTGGGACAATGGCGACTGGGAGCCTGTTGAGGATGAGATGGACGAGGATATCGATGACCAGGAGGAGGAAAATATTGAAGATCCTAATATAGTAAATTCAAGGCTTGAGGTTATCTATGCACCTCAACGAATAGCCCTTATAATTAACTCATTAAAGGATGAACAACCCGAGGGAGAACTCAATGACTCTTATTTAATAGAGAGCTTGATGCAGAAAGCTATTAAGAATGAGGATTATGAACTAGCTTCTAAATTCAGGGACATTTTGAAGCATCAGGATAAAGAACAAAGTTCTGATATATAGTAGGTGAAATATATTAAATCAATAAACGAATTTGACACAGGTACCCCGTTTGGTGATACCTATGGATACGGCGGGGCAAATGGTGTTTTTAAAATAAACTATAAGCCATTTTCTGATCTTTCTATAGAAGTTGGCCCGGATCCCAATGTGCCTAGATCTATAAAGGGATCTGAATTTCAGGTTGGTGATTTCGTTGTAGCTGAGCCTATTAACTCTAAGAGCAAAAAGAATAAAAAGATTGGTATAATAGTTAGAGCTCAAAAAACACCAGACTCAAAGGGATTTAGATATTTCATACAGGTTTTCAATATAGGGAAGCTTACTGAGAAAGTAATAGAGGTCAAGCCTAATGCTATACAATTTATAGACCAAGGTGATAAAGGACACCAGGATTTACTTTCCAAATACAAGATCGCTCAGCTTCCTGGTAAAGCATTCAATTCTCCTACCGTTTACAACGATGCCGATCTTGGTCTTTCTACCGTAGGTGGATAACGGAACTTAAGTCATTTCCTTTAGTATAATAATAAAAAGGAATGATTTCTTTAGACAAGTCTAATTTAGGGTACATCGGTCTCCCGAAGAAAATAAAAGGAAACGGACAGGTTAAAATAAAATCTGTTTATGATTTTCTTAAGCTAGTTAGAGATTCGATTGTTTATAATTCAAATCTAGGACTTAACATATTATGTCTGGATATAAGCGAATTTGATAATCCGGAACTGTTCGTTGATTTTAGTTTTGACGAGGAGGATCCTAAAATTTCAGGAATATTATCTAGTATACACGAGATTTCTAATATTAATAAATTTAGGACCTGCTTTATAATACCGAAGGAATATTTTTTGGCTAGTCAACTAGACGGGGTTCCTGATAAAACAATAACACTTCTGGAGAGCCTAGGGTCCATATTAGATGTGCTGGGCCAGAAGGGGAGATCGATAATAGTTAGAATAGGAAGTGCATATGGAAACAGGAAGGAGACTATAGAGAGATTTTCAGTTAAGTTTGATTTAATATCTAAGCAAACCCAGAAGAGAATATCGGTAGTTAACGACGATAAACCCAGCCTTTTTTCAGTAACGGAACTCATATCAGGTTGCTATTATAAATCGGATGTACCGGTATCTTTTAGATTTCTTAATCATTTATTCAATGACGGAGGTCTTAGTACAAGGGAGGCTTTGTTTCTTAGCTGCTCCACATGGAAGTTCGGCAGTAATCCAATTATGATCCATGCAGAGTCTGAGAGCGAGGATGAAAACGGATTTCCTGTTAATTCCAAGCCTTCCGGAAGATTGTCTAAAAGAATACCAACATTTGGTCTTTCTGTCGATGTTATAATAGATTCACCAGAGAAGGAATTTTGCTGCATTAATTATCTAAAGGACTTTAAGTCACTACCACCATTTGTATTTAATAAGAGAAAATAATGATCAATAAAGAAGTAAAAGAAAAAGCTCTGTATTTTGATGTAGAAACTGCGTCTTGTTTCGAAAGTCTAGAAGCATTAAACGAGAGAAATCCGAGATTGGGTGAACTATGGGGTAAGAGAGCTAATTTCTATAGAAATTCTTACAAAGAATTGTCAGATATGAATGACGGTGAGATATTCGCTGAAAAATCTGCTCTGGAGGCTGAATTTTCAAGAATTGTGTGTGTTTCCTTCGGTAGCTTTAATGATGATGGTACGATAAGGACAACATCTTTCTTCGGTGATGATGAGATTGACATTCTCAACAAAACAAACAAAATTCTTAACAATGCCCACTCAAAAGGGTGGAAGTTATGCGGACATAACATTAAGGGATTTGATATAGCTTGTCTAGGAAAGAGAATGCTTTATAACGGTATTACACCTTCTCAGAATATACAGGTTTGGGATAAAAAACCATGGGAGATGCCTTTTCTTGACACCGCAGAGATATTCTCCTTCGGTAATTGGATTGGCCAAAAATATCTAGGTCTAGACCTATTAGCATGCTCCCTTGATGTAAGATCCCCAAAAGAGGATATCAAGGGATCGGATGTCTCTAGAGTCTTCTGGGTCGATAAGAATTTTGATAAAATTAAGGAATATTGCGAGAGGGACGTCGAGACAGTAATGCTGATCATGAATAAGATTTCGGTATAGTTACACCTTATTGTTTTTTTCTTGATATATAAAAGAAAAAAATTCTGTGGTTTTTAATTTCAAAAGTTATCTAAAAGAATCTAAAAGTCCCTTCTATAACGAAGAACTTTGCCCTCTTTTTTGGGAAAAAGAAGGAGATGGCAAGGAGTTAGAGTGGAAGCTAGATCCTCTTGTAGGAAAGAAACTTCTGGATATAGCGAATGATTTTATAGAGGAAGGTTCGGATGTGCTAAAGAAAAAGGATGTTTTGGACATTCAGCTTGTTGGGTCCTTAACTGGTTATAACTGGAACCAGTATTCTGATCTGGATCTACATATTATTGTAAATTTCAAAGACATGGGCGATGATCCTAAAATGATAGACTATGCTATGTATGGTCTAAAATTCTCATGGAACACGAAACATGACATAACAATGAGAGGACATGACGTGGAGATAGCAGTACAGGACGAAGGATCGGAAAGCTACATTTCTACGGTATATTCACTTAGCAAGAAGAAATGGATTAAGAAACCTAAGTACTCACCACCTAAAATAGATGAGTTTATGGTGAATAAGAAGTTTAATTCTTTGGCTTACGATATAAGTAAGCTTGAAAATAAGCTAGTACTGGGCAACGTTTTTCCTTCTAACCCCAAGCCTCTGTATAATATGGCTGCTAAGCTAAAATCTAAAATAATGAAAATGAGAAAAGAGTCCTTATCAAAAGGAGGGGAATTCTCTGTTGGCAACCTGGTCTTTAAGAAACTCAGATCTGAAGGATATATAGGTAAATTGATCGATACGATCACGAAGTCATACGATAAAATATACACAATAAAATAAAGTAAATAAATTATGTACGTAATAATTCCTAATGGTACTCTTAGTAAAGGCGATCCATTCCCGATGGTAGACATTCCAACTGACGTAAATGGACCAGACTATACGGATTTTGAATTGGAGGATTTCCAGTGGTGGGCATATAGCAAGCCATTTAACGATTGGTTCAAATCATCAGGGAGATCGTGGCAAGCTTCGGAGTCTGAGATAAGAAGTGATGGTGATGCTTTAGTAGAAAGATGGAAGACAGAGAAAGCAAAAGAGGGTAAACCCATAATGAGCTTTTTGGATTTCGTAAATGAAAGTTTAAGATCTGAGTATATTGAACTTTTTGAAGAAGGACCGGAAGGTGAAACATCAGGAGTTTCTGAAGGAACTGGTATAACCCAACAGGATCAAATTAAATTCTTATATGCTTACACTAAGCTAGTTAAACAAGGTGCTATACAGACTACATTCGATATTAGCACAGATTTTAACGAAGGGGACGAGAAGGCTTTCTTTTTAACTGTTGTTCAAGAGGACGAAGAAGCGCAAGCTTTGAATATGAAGGCTATGAAACTCAAGGCAAAGACTGGAGCCTCCTCCGGAGCAGGTAGGCTTGCACAAGGTACCGTGATGTATCCAGGTGCTCCATACAAGATACCACCGGAAGCAACGTCTAACTATATAGTAACAAAGATTCAACAGGATCTTTCCTCCCTAGGGGTATGGGCATCTGGAATGCTAGCGGGGTGGGGAATTTACACTGTGGCTGGTGTTGCTGGCGGATCTTTTTTACTTTATAGAGTATTGAATGGGTGGAAATTTTCTTCCGCAGTGGCAGCAATAGGTAATGCAGGTGGACAGACTGCTGCAAAAACAATAGCGGATCTTTTAAAAGGAGGAAGTGCAGCCAAAAAGGGTACAGGAATTTTTGGAAGACTTGGAAAGATTGGTACATTCGTTTTCAAAGAAGGATTGGGTACTGCAAAGGGGTTTAAGTCAGCAAGGCAAGCATGGAAATTTGGATCTAAATTAAAGCCAGCCATGAGGGTTTTAAATACAAGTAAAGCTTTCTTAAGAGGTACATCAGCAGCTGCTACGAGGGCAATACCCGTTGTTGGATGGGTTCTTCTAGCTGTTGACGCAGTGGGCTCTATGATAAACTGGTACAGCGACAATCAAGCTCCAACACCAGATGAAGCAGTTGAGCTTTTTGATGGTAAGAAAACTTTTTCGCCTTCATCGATCAATGTTGGCGAATCTATAGTTCTTTGTTGGTCACAGCCTGATGCCTCAGCATGGGGTGCAGTTCTTTCTTTCGTTTTCAGCAACGCGGGTGAGACTAGGACAATAATGGAAATGACAAAGATTATAGGTGACGCTTCTGGATATTCCCTATTTATATTACAATCAGCTAATTCTTCTGGCCTAAATGAACAAATAAAGGATAGCATGCTAACCCTTGTAGCGGTTCCTAATTCTGCTAAGCTGGAAAACGGTATTGTTGATAACGATGATTTTTCAGGCAGAATTTGTTCTGTTTCCAAGGAGGACGTTAACGCAGAGGGTGATGCTATACCAGTTCCTTTTGATTTTCAAGGAGTTTGTAACTGGGATACTTTAGTTAGCGCAGTTGAATCATCGGAAGGTGTAATGTTTAAGTCCGATCCTAACGCTCCAGCTACATACGAATTTAATTTCGAGGACATGGACGGGGATAGAATAAACGTTGTTGGAACTTTAGTTACAGACGAGGATCTTGCTAATCTAACCACCGATGATATAGAGAGAATATTCTACGGTGGAATTGATACCGGGAACTCTAGGAGAGGCGGGGAAGCTGAGAGTGAAGAGGAGGAAGAAGACATTGAGGATCTAGAAACAGAGGAGACAAACGAATCATCTAGAGTGGTTAATTTCGAGAGTTTTAAAAGCGGTAGGCTATACGAGAGTGGAGATGAAGAGGACACTTCTGATGTACTCGATTCTTTTCAAGGTCCAGCATTTATAGCAATATACGTTTGTGATGAACCAAATAGTAAGGCTTACGCTAGTAGGGAAATTGGGAGAAAGAAGAGACTTCCGCAATTTACTAATTTCGCAGTAAATCCTGATGACTACAATGCAGGACCAGGAACAACAATAGACGTAGATGTAAACAGCGACGAGGACATAGAGGATCCAAAAGCAGGTTATGCAGAGTACAGGGAAGGAAGTGAGGTTGACAGAGAGGTGGTGGTTGAAGAGCCTGTGAAAGATGATAAAGAAGAAGGAACGGAGGAAGTTCAGGCAGGTGACGGTAAAATAAAAGCTCCTGATATTACAAAGAAGGAAAGAAAGCACAGCACTGTTATTAAAGACGGTGACAAAGACGGTGGGATTAATCTAATGGATGAATTCTTGACCACTGAAGACAAGGAAATTTTAGGTATATCTGATTGGGATAAGGTAACTATGGTAAAAGCTAGGTATGATGATAACGGTGAGATATCTAAAATTATCGTCAGAAATAAGGATGCTGAATTCATGAAAAAATCAAAAGAATATGTTCCTTCTGATGGAGAATCATTCGAGATTGCAAAAAAATTGCTGCAAAGCGCGCAAAGTAGGCTCGAAGTTAAAAAATAAGAAGATTTTCTAAAATAGAATTGATATATAGAAAATAAGAAAAGAAATATTTATAAATGAAATATTCTGATACAATAAACGAAAATTATGTCTTCATCCTGGAGAAGCAAGATTTTATTCTTGAATCCAAGAAGACTAATAGTGATGACTATGTTCTAGAAGGCATTGCTGCTGTATTCCAAAAGGAGAACAACAACAATAGAATCTATACTGAGGGGGATTATCTTCCGCATCTTAGCTATTTGAAGGATAAGATTGCACAAAAAAGACTAGTTGGTGAATTAGATCATCCGGAAAAATTTGACGTCTCTCTAAAGAATATTTCTCACATTATAACGGATCTTAATTACGATAAGGATAATAAGACAATCAGGATAAAAGTTAAATTACTTGACACCCCAGCAGGACAAATTGCTAAGAAATTAGTAGATGCTGGAGTTCCTATCTCTATTTCATCAAGAGCAGCTGGTAATGTTGGTCCGGATAAGAAGGTAGAGATCAAGAAGATATTCACATATGATCTTGTTGCCGATCCTGGATTTCAAGACGCTCAATTAGAGAGAGTTTATGAAAGCGCAGGATTCACCCAATCTGATATTAAGAACTTTACTGATAAATATTCAGTCACATCTGGTCTAGAGTGTATCAATGAAAGTTTCGGTATTAAAAATAATTCCAGTGTGAAGATATATAAAGTTGAAAATAACGAGGAATTCGATAAATTGATCAACAATAAAGAAAAAAACAAAAAAGCCCTTATGGAGAAGAATAATGAATTTGTAACAGCAGAAGAGCTCAATCAGTATTCCGTTTTCTTGAAAAACGAGATGGATTCGATGAAAATTGCTATGGATACAATTAAGGAACAAAAGTCGAATATTGACGAGTCTCAAGGAGGAAACACTTCTGAATATTGCAGAATCCTTGAGGGAAGAATTGAGAAACTTGAAAAGTATTCCGATTATATAGCAGAGAATTTAGAAAATTCTGTTAAATATGGTGAATATCTAGCTGAGAATCTTGACAATTCTATTTCATATTCTAAGTATTTAGCTGAAAACCTTGATAAGTCTATTGCTTATTCTAAGTATTTAGCTGAGAATGTTGATAAAGGAATTTCTTATACAGAATATATTGCTGAAAATGTTGATAGTTCTATTGAGTATTCTAAATATATTGCTGAAAAGCTTGATCAGAACATTCAATATTCAGAATATCTAGCTGAAAGCGTAGAAAAGAATATTGACTATTCTGAATACCTTGCAGAAAACATAGACGATAATATTCAATATGCTGAATATGTAGCTGAGAATTTAGATAAAGGAATTTCTTATTCTGAATACGTAGCAGAAAATGTTTCTAATAACATTAGCTATTCTGAATATATAGGAGAGAATTTAAACAAGTCTATCACATATAGCGAGTATCTAGCAGAAAGCTTGAATAAGACTATCGACGTAACGGAAAAAATTAATGAAAAGGTTAAAACCAACATTAGTTATTCTGAGTATATCGCAGAATCTTTAAATGATGAGTTTGGTAACAAGAACCAAGCACAAGCTCTTAAAGAGTCTATAAGCTTCACAACAAGAACATCAGCTGAAACTACAGGTTTTGCTGGAAGCTACGATGACTTAAGTTCTAAAATTGACAATTTAATTGAGAAGGTTAAAACCCAAAAAACCGAAATCAACGAAGCAGCTAAAACTGCATATACACCTGCCGAAACACAAAAGGCGACATCACTACTTACCGAATCTTTGAATGACGAGAAAGTGTTTAACACCGGAATTAAATTCATTGACGAAATGCCAACTGAGTATGCTCAGGTATGGGAATCACTTAACGAAGGATACAAGCAATCTATTGTTGCTCAGTCTAACTTCTATAAGCTAGATACACCTTACCAAATCAGAAATTTCTGGTCTACCCGTCAATTAGGCGTTTCTCCTATTGGACTTCAAAAATTAGACGAGAGTGAAAACACATCCGATGAAAGAAATCAAGCTCAAAATCCAGGTTACAGCAATGCTTACATGGATATGATCGCTAGATCTCTAGAATCAAGATTTCAAACAAACAAATAAAAAATAATTTCTAATCATGAAACTAATTAATGAACAAGAAATCTATGATACCTGGTCGCCTCTAATTGAGAGCAAAGCTGGTATCACTGATTCAAACAAAAAATCGTGGTTGACTAAGTATTGTCACTACCACTCATTGAACGAATCTGCCGGTGCTTATAACACTCTAGGTGTAGTAAACGGTATGGGTAACGTAGCGCCTCCTGCATACCCAGGAATGTCTTCATTCGCTGGTTCTAACGCAGGTGGAAACAACTTCGGTGCTAACCAAGGATTCTACAATGCTTCTAACAACGGATCTGGTGACAAATTCCCATCTCTTCTTCCATTGGCTATCCAAGTGGCTGCTAAGACTGTTGGATTTGATATCGTTCCTGTTATTCCAATGTCTGGACCAACTGGTATTTTGTCTTACCTAGACTACGTATACGCTGGTGGTAAACTTGCTGGTGCTACAGCTTCTGGATCTAATGCTGCTGCTGAAGACCTAGCTGATGCTCCAACAATGATCAAGTTCCCAGTTTATCAGTCAACTGCTGGTACTGGTACTACTGGTGCTACTGCTGGTACATTTGACGTTGGTACTGAATATACTGTAACTAATGGTGGCGGTGCTTTGACTTTGATCTTCGTTGGTCTATCAAGAATCGATGGTTTCCCAATCTTTAGAATTTCTGCTATCACTGGTGGTTATAACGTTGCTTCTATTATCAACGGTACTCCTGTTAACGTGGTAACTAGCGGTTTCTATACCGGTACATCTGCAAATGGTGGTAACTTCACTGCACAATTGGTTAAAGCTCTTGAAGATCACATCCAAGGTTTCTCTGGTGCTGGTTTCAACAACAACCAGGACTGGCAAGGTCCTTACGTTGATGGTACTAAGACTTACAACCCAATGTTGAGAGGAGTAGCTGAATCTACTTACTACAACTCAATGGGTCTAAGCACCTTCACTAAGTTCGTAGAAGCTGAAACTTTCCAAGTAGCTGCTTCTGTAACTACGGAGCAAATCCAAGATTTGAACAAGCAATTTGGTATTGACGTTATCTCTATGATCGAGAATGCACTTGTTAACGAGGTTTCTCAAGCTATTAACAAGCACATCCTTTCTAGAGCATTTGCACTAGGTTGGTCTAACCACACCCAGTTCAATAACGTTCAAAATCAAAACTTGAACTTGAACTTGATCCTTGGTGGTGGAACTGGTACAACTAGCGCTTACATCAATAAATCTGATGCTAACGTGACTATGCCAATCCCAGCTGGTCCATCTACTTCAAGCTACGAGAACTTGTCAACTTTACAAAGAAGACTGTACTCTAGAATTCTAGCTGCTGCTAACGTGGTTGCTAACCAAGGTAGAAGAGGTCCTGCTAACTTCCTTGTAACTAACGCTGCTATCGCTTCTGCGTTACAAGATATTAGCCAGTTCACTTTCGCTCCGTTCACAAACACTCTAACTCAAAACAACGGTACTCTTTACCCAGTTGGTTCTCTAGCTGGTATGACCGTTTACGTAGATCAGAACATGAACTACAACGACACTAGAGTTTGTGTTGGTAGAAAAGGTGGTGACGATGAGCCAGGTTTGAAATTCATGCCTTACATGATGGCTGAGTCTATCCAAACCATCTCTGAAGGTACAATGTCTCCGAAGATCGCAGTTAAGTCTAGATACGCTCTAGTTGAGGCTGGTATGCTTCCAGAGACCCTGTATTTCACTTTCTTCGTACAGCTTCCAGCTGGTGGAATCGTTTAATCCTAGTCTAATCTAGAAATAAACATAGCAAAAACCCTAAGGAAACTTAGGGTTTTTCTTTTGCCCTAATTTTTTTGCTTCTTTATTTTAAGATTAGTGATATATAGACTGAAATTAAAATATCAATATGAGTAGATTTGCAAAATTTTCAGAATTTAAAAACATCAAGCCTCTATTAGAAAAAGCTAACAGTGAGGATATGATAGAAGTTAATTACATCATTTCCGAGCTAGATAACGATTCTATCATAGAAGAGGGGTTTTTAGATGATCTTAAAACTGGGGCATCTAAAATTCTATTCGGATCATTCTCCAAAGCGGGTATGATCGATGACCTTAGAAAAAAATTGTTGGATCTTGAGATAAAATTCTACGATACAAAATTTGAATTATCAGATGAAATCGATAATCTAGAAGACGAGCTTGCTAAAGCATCTAAAGAAAAGAATGATTCAATGTCTTCTGCATTAAAGAAGCAGCTCGATGCTAAGAATCAGGAAAAAACAGCTTTAGTGGGATCTCATAAAGCCAATGTTAAAAGAGTTTATGATCTATTGGATAAATTGATTACAAAAAGTTCAAGATTGAGAGAATACTGGGAAACAACAAGAGCAGAGGACGAGTATAAATTAGAACAGGCTAAATACCAAGTTCTTAAGAATAGATCTGCTGACGCTGAAAGACTATCTAAGCAGAAATTAGAGATAGAGAAGGCAAAGAAAGATGCGGAAGAAGCTGCTGAAAAGTTCAAAGCGGAGCTAGCTAAGGGTTCTAAAAAGGATGATAAACCAAAGTCTTCCGGAATAGATTCAGAGAGGGAAGGTAAGATAATAAAATCTGGGAAGACAAAGAGCATAATACAGAGAAAAAAAGACATCGGGATAGAGATCGCGAATCTTAAGGCTGATTTAGAGGAAATCCTCGAGAAGGCTAGGAAAAAAATAATAAAAGGTCAAGCATCTGAAAACATTATTAAAAAGTTTCAGCGGGATGCTATTGAGATTGCTGTAATTCTAGACTCTAAAATTAGCCTACTTAATCTATATAAGGAGATGGGTAAGAACGAGGAAGAGATCAGAAGAAATGCATCGAAATCCTCAAAGATTAAAGACTTAACAGATAAAATAAACAAAGCTACATCATCACAAGGTGGAACGACAGGAGCAGCTCAGAAAACTGTACAAGATGCTTTTACAGGAACTCCAAGTTCTTCTAAAATAGACAAGGCCACCAGCGATCTAGATTCGTTTTCTATCGTAGTATATTGACAACTAAAGAGTATGATTTTAAAATTTGAACAATGGAACCAATTGAACGAAGCAAGTGTATTGACTTCGATCAAAAATTGGCTAAGCGGTAACTTCGGCGGTGCCGTTGAAAAACTAGATAGCCTTATCCTGGCAATTAAAAAAGCGGAAACCGGGTACATAGGGGAGTGGGAAGACGTAGTCTCTGAGATCGACCAACTTGAAATCAAACTCCAAGGAGATGTTGATGCTGCTCAGGAAAAGTCCACTTTAAGAATGATAGAGAGAAAGAAGCAAATTCTAAGTGCAATAAAGAAAAAGAAGGAGAAGGAATTAGAAAACATATTCAGAAAAGTAGAAGTCATCAAGAAGGGAAACAAGAGGCTTTCAGATTACTGGGAAAAAGAGAAAGCACAGGCAGATGCAGACATAGCTAAAAGAATGTATGATATAGCTAAATCATTGGGTGACGATGAGATGGCTTCTGATCTCTATGACAAATATAAGAAATTTCTAGATAAATCAACAAGATTGGAAAGTGTTCTTTCTAAAAAATACAAAGGTAAACTTGGTAAGCTTTCTGATAAGGAAGAGGAGTTAGAAAAGAGCGAGAGCTCACTTTCTAAGCTTTCTAAAAAACCACTAGGTGAATTTTCAGATAGCGTTAAGGACTTAGATCCAAAGGAAGCTAGAGAGCTAATGAAAATATGCACGGAAGAAAGAAACAGACTTTATGTTGATATGGATCTTGAGGTCTCTAGAATAGAAGAGGAAATAAAAAAGAAAAAGGATAGAGACTTTGAGATTGAAGCGGAAAGAAATATAAAAAAGATCAAAGAAAAATATCTTGAAAAAATCAGGGAGTTTAGATCTAAAATAACTTTAGCTAAAAGGTACTCTTAAAAAATTAATCCAGATGAAAGAATATTACAAATATAATCCTATAGCCAGACAGATCTTTGAAGCTGAAGCGAATAAGGCGGGTGACGGAAAAAAGACTGTCTTGGATTTCGTAACAAGGGTTGTTGCTAATACTATGGATGTATTTAAGTCCATTGTCTTTGATATTGCTTCTTCAAATGATAGAAATCCTGATGTTCTAAGAAATAAGCTTTATGATATTTCTAAATCAGGATCACTCTCTGAGCTCGTTTCAAAACTAAAGGATTACTCGGAGGACGCGAATCTTTCCAGCAGGTTGCTATCAGACACGAAGGCAATGTATAGGGAATCGCTCGATAAATTTTGCGATGTGTTACACAGAATAGATGAGATATCCGCAGATAAAGGTAGGGATGCCCTACAGGAATTTAAGAGCTATTGCTCTTCTATACAAAGATCCGTTGATGTCTTGGCTAATGTTAAATTAAAGAAGATAGAGGAAACTAAGAAACTTCTTAATGAGAGCATTTTTATGGGTTATGGTGAAAGAATAGAGAATCTTAAAAAGATACTTTACAACCTTATTTCTAGTTGCGACGGCAAAAATCAAAAAATGGGATATGGTAAAGATTGGAGAAGAGTATTCATAGATCTGGATCAAAAGTTGGACGTCCTTGAAGCTACCAGAAACGGTATAAGCGAAAGAGACAGAAAACACCTGGAGGATTTGGAGAAGCAGATTGAGAAGTATATGAACGAGTATTATTCTGCTGTTATACAATCCACTAATAGAAGTATGTCTGAAATAGATCAGGAGCCAGAATTAGCTAAATATTATTCTGATGCAACGGAGATATGTTCGGATGCTCTAGATATTCTAACCCGTGCTAAAACTCAGTATTTGGAGACCATGAAATCTTTAAGAGAAGAGATAGCTGAAAACGAAGCAGAGGTGGTTAAGTTTGTTTTTCCTATCAAGCTCGGCGATTCTGATGAAAACAAAAGATTTGCTGGTACAGGACTTATAGCTCATATACAGGATGCTTTAGCAGATGGCATACCTAGTTCTTCTTCTGCTCTTAAAAGCAGTGGAGAAAAGGGTACATTTGGACAGAAGACAGAGTCTGTTATTAAAGCCATCCAGAAAAATATGGGCAATAAGAACATAGACGGTAAAATGGATAAAGCTTTACTAGATTCAATACTTGTATCAGATTTTATATCTAAAAAACACAAGGATCAAATAATAAATGATCTCAGAGCTCTAAAGAAACCTCTAAAGGAATCTATTCTTTCTTTTGTTTACGGTGATCCAATTTTCGAAGAAAAAATAGTGATAGACAAGGAAAGCTTTTCCAAGGATCTAGAATCTTATCTAACTGACGACAAGGGAAAAAATAATTCCCAAAAAATGTCACAGAAAGAAAAGGATGCTTTTGACACTGATGATCTTGCTAAGAAATTGAGAAAGCACTATGACCTTAAGGTTGAATCTGACGATTTTAAAAGAGAGGACGGTAATTTTAGATCCTCTTATTCTGGACCTTTTATAGAAGCTTGGAATCAAGCTGTAACTGAGGTTGGTGAAAATACAGATTATCAATATTTCTTCTGGGAGGGTGGAGCATATGCTATAGATTCTGACAAAACGAGTCTTAAGACACCGTCAAATTGGAAATCGTGGGCTGAAGCTAGACAACTTAGAATGATGTCAGATGATGACTGTATGGATTTTGTTTCAAGTTATCTGGAAAACTGGGGCACGTTTGGAATGACGAGACCTAACTTTAGATCTGCGTCAATCAAGAGCTTGTATAAGAAAAATGCAGATCTTGATCTTGATTTTCCTGGCGTTTATGAGATGGTTTCTCAGATCCTTAAAAACTCTGAAATACCGTACATACCATTCGATCTTTTAACTAAGAAGATTGGCAAAGCAGTAAAAGAAATGTCCCAAATTGGCGAAAGCAATCCCGATCTCGGAGCCTCTGATATTGTTGTCCTTAATAATCTTCTCTGCATGATTGCTAACACGGTTACATTCGATGGTGATAGATTCATAAGCTCTATTAAGTGGATTTATGAAAACGTTTTGACCCCAAATGTATCTAAAAGAATAGCAGGTGATAGCATATTATCTAACAAATCTGAATCAGAAAAGAACGGATTTATGTTAGAATATGAAGGATCCACTATGAAAGTTAAGTCAACATCAGAGATAATCAACAAGGACGAGACAATAGATCAGTACAAGGATATAGATGATGGATTAGAGGGATGGGGAAGCCTTTCTAAAATGTCTAAGAGTAGTTCATCTCCTATCAAGTGTGCTTTTGGTAATAGTGTATATTTTATAGCATCCAGAGTTTATCCAAGCATAAAGATACACGTGAAAAGAATGAATTCAACAGACTTTGCTCAAATGCCTCAGGAGGATAAGAGCAGATGTTATAATGTAAAGAATTCTTAATTTCAATTATTTTACGAAAACAAAACTCATTTTGATGATATAATCTTCATGATTATCATATTTGAGGGTTGCAGAAATTCCGGTAAAACATTTCTCAGTAAACAGATATCTGAGGATTTGTACATACCTAGATTCCAATTTGATTTTGTTGAATACTTTAACGGGCTTAATCTAGAAAGCAAAGAAAGCGAATCCGCTCACTCTTTTTCTATGGGCAAGGATTTAATGTTAATGCAATTAAATCGGGATGGCTTCATACAGGATGATGTTATCATAGATCGTGGATTTCTCACAGTTCTTTCTTGGGGATTGCTAGAGAAAAGAATAGATCTACCTACTTCAAGGAAGCATCTTGGTCTTTTAAACTCTAATGGCTTAACGAAGGATATTCACATCATTTACATAGAGGGTGATAACCCCGACCAATCGGATAGAAATAAGGATATGTGGGATGACGTAGAGAAAACAAACAGTGAGAAGTTTGCTTATGAATTTATACTCCATCAGATATCTTCTGAACACACTGACATAAAAGTAACAAGATTCAGAAACGAATTTAATGAACAATCAATACACGATTTAGCAAAAATTATAAAGAATGTGCGGAATAATACTAGCAACTGAATTTAACTCGACTGAGGAAATATTAAATTCAATCTCTCATAGAGGAATTGAAAGAACCGATAAAAAATTAGAAGGTGTTACACTATGTCATCATAGATTGCCTATCCAAACAGTGGAAGGTGATAATTGGTACCAACCAAAACAAATATCAGATGGTATCTATATGCTTTTTAATGGTGAGATTTTCAACTACGATACTAATGCATATTCCTCCGATATAGAGTATCTTTGTAATCTTTTTAGCTCTTATAATTTCGGAGGTGTTGAAATGTTTTCAGCTCTCTTTCTTCCACATATGCAAACCTGGGATGGTTTTTGGGCTATTGTCATATATGATTCAAAAACAGGAGATGTTATTTGCTTTACTGACCCGTTGGGTAAAAAATGTCTATATGTTAATAAAGAAGGTGAGATATCCTCGGAGATAAAAGGTGTGCATCGTCAGGGATATTCCATAGACGATACTTATATTTCTAGCGTTAGAAAGTGGGGTTATAACACTGACAATAGAACTCCTTATAAGGAAATAAAAAGAATACTTCCTAATAACATCTACTCTTTTAACATAGTATCTCCTATGTTCCAACAGGTTTATCAAAAATACTGGGAGGGATTTGACTCCCCTATTTATGAGCTTCGAGGTAAACCATACGAGGAACACATGGAATGGCTATGGGATAAGATGGTAGAAAGTGTTAAGAATAGATTACTTAGCAAGAATTACCCAATATCCGCATTAATATCAGGTGGACTCGATTCATCTATTATTGCAGCATTAATGAAATCGGAGTCTATTGATAGAATAAACTGGTTCACTATAGAGAATGGCGAAACTGAATATGTCGACCTTCTAGCTAAACACCTTGATATCAAGGTCAATAAGCTAACATACGATATGGACGAATCCTTAAACAAGGAGATCTATAAAATATGGAACGAAGGACCAGTCGATCTTGGTTCTGTTATACCACAGTATCATTTATTTAAAGCTGTCAAAGAACAGACTGGATATAGAATAGTTATAAGCGGTGATGGCTCTGATGAATTATTTGGTGGATATTCAAGGATACATGAATTTGATTCACAAAAGTCAGATGTTTTCGAAGAACTTTCTTACTATCACCTGCCACGATTGGACAAGATGAGCATGGCCCATACACTGGAGCTAAGAACCCCATTTTTAAATCTTGACATAGTGCGATTTGCACTACATTTACCTCTTGAGTGGAGAAAAGATAAGAAGATACTAAAAGATACTTTTTCTCCTATCCTGCCACCCGAGATAGTGGGAAGAAAGAAAATACCCCTGAAGAACCCACAGATCAAGGAAGATAAAATAGCATATAGACAGAAGGCAATAGATCTTTTTCTTTCTGAAATGTAAAGGAGCAGTGATATATAGACTAAAATAACGTATTTTTATGTCTAATCACATTAAATCTTTCGAATCTTTCTCTAGTGGTAAATCACAGAAAGACAGCTTATTGGAATTTGACGCTGGTAGTTTGCTAACCGGTGCAGTTAATTTCTTTGGTCCTGGATTAGGATCCGCAGTTGAGCAAAAACTTGTAGAGTTTCTCCTAAATAAACTTGGTATAAAGCCAGATACTGCTGCTTCTATGTTAATACAGGAAGTAGTCGAGGCAATACCAATGGAGGATTATCCTGCTCTATTAACTGGTGAAAAGTTGAATATGACTTATCTTAATCCTTATCTTGCCGAAGCGATAGTTGATTCAGTAAAAAGAACGGGTTTGGATACGATCTTTAATCCCTTAGCTGAAAAATTTGGCCTTGAACCCGGAGGACTTTTAACTAGAACGATTGTTGAATCTTTCGAGGCACTCGGTGAGGATGAGCTTAGAAAAAAGATAATAGGTATTCTTAATTTCATAGCTGGTATAGAATTTAGTGCAGGTGAATATGCATCAACTCTTGATGCTGAAACTCAAGAGAAGCTATCTAAAGGAATCGGTAAAGCTTTATCCATGCAGAGTCCTTTGGCAATTAAGAGAGCTAAAGATCTTCAAGCAAAGGCTAAAGCCGAAACTGGTGGTGAATCAAATTGGTTTTCTACATTAGTTGGTTCTTTATCAAGACCAGGCAAAATGACCGACACGTTCTAAAATATAAGAAAGAAAATGAATTTAAACGATGTATCAAAAAGGGACATTCTCGATTTCGACAAGTTCCTTAAAAAAGTTCACGATAATAACTATAAACCTCTAGCTCCTGAGAATCAGGAGGGAGATCCAGGTCTTTCCGGACTAAGCCCTATTAAAAGAGAACCTGCTTATGATTATGCTGGGTATGCAGATTCAGTTTTCGGTAAGGAGTCTAAGATAGGATATCCTGGTATTTCTTTCAGAGACCCTCAAAGCGGTAAGACTGCACCTTTCATACAAGCAGGATCTATGGAAATGCTAGGTCAAGGTGGTGGAGCTCAGAGTGAAGTTTCTGAATCTACTGGGTCTTTTACTCTTGCTAGATTAAAAGATTTGTCCGGTATAAACGAGGGGCTTTCAACACCAGAGGGAGACCTAAAGGGAATAATTAACGATCTCTTAGATAGAGAATTTAGAGGCATTGACCCAGTAAAAGCTGCCGAGGTTTTCGAATTTTTCGCCAAAGCTATGAGAGGTAATGAATATAGAATGAAAAATAATATAGGTCCGGTTAGAGCAGATTTTACTAAAAGAAAATAAAAGATATAAAACTTTAAAAGGCCTCGAGTTTCTCGGGGCTTTTTTTATTGCTTTCTTCTTTTAGATAGTGTCTCTATGAATTTATCTTTTGCCAATTTCAGAATGTCTGATTTTTCTGAAAAGTTTTCATAGATCTCAACAACATAGAATGCTGGAGTGAAATTTTTATCAGCTCCCATTTCGGATAAGATCTCGTGATAGATGTGCTCGTACGATAGAGAGAATTTCTTATTGTTCAGAGATATTTTTTTCATTACTATGACATCTTTTTTACTTCCCTCCGTATTCATTATCGTTTCCTTCCAATAATACGGGATCAGTCTTTCTGTTATCATATTTCTTATTAGTAGAACACCTGATTCCGAAAGCCCTGAAATTCTATCGTATTTAGACTCTAGCTTGAATATCTTGATCTTTTCCTCTTCCTCTTTAATGATCTCTAAGCATATCTCTGAGAATTCATATAATATACCTAAAGACGATGAAATAACCTCGTCTATCTCTTTGAAAGTGTCGCTTTGTTTAGGCAGATCCACTATCTTATTGTATTCAGATAGGGATTCTTTAGATATACCGGCTAGTAAAAACCCTGGTATTTTCCTACTTTCCTTGAATGAGCTCATTGCTTTAACGAGAGTAGATATCTCCTTTAAACTGCTCAGTACTGAGGGACCGTCTAGATTTTGACTTTTATTTTTTAAAAAATCTAAAAGCACATAGCTTTTGTGCTCTACGTCAAGAGGACTTTCCAAAAACCATATTGGGTTCAACTTCTCCATGTCTTTTTTATTATACCTGTTATCTTATATATGGTTACAAAAAAATCTCAAGAAGATATATAGAATTGATTAAATTATGGGAAGAATACAAGACTATCAACATTTTGCAGCTGCCAAGACTGATAAACATGCTAGAGGTGAATACTCTTTTATACATACTCTTGGTGAAACTGACATATCGTTAGAAAATGTTCCAGTTGAACTAAAGGAACTATCTGACGTGAAAGCCTCGGTGGAATATTCTATAGAGACTATAGCCACTAAGTCCGGAATAGAAGGAATATCTTTCAGAGTGGATATGATAGAATTAGTCTTTTCTGTTGACAAATACCCAAATGATGTCGAGGAGATTGATCTTGATATTGCTCCTGGACAAAATATAGAGCACGGAAGAATAAGACCCATTGAATTGGATAGCATAATTCCAACTAACCCTTCTAGAATAGAAATCAATATGGGTAATAGTTTAAACGTTAGCAATTTCATAATCACGGTATTTTTTGGAAATGAATAACAGATTGCTGGATTTTAATTTATTCATAAACGAGTCTTCTCCCAGTTTCAAAGGAGGCTCTTCTGCTTATAACATAAGTGAAAGATGGGACGGAGGCTATGATATAAGAATGTGCGATTCCCTTCTAAACGGTGATCGAATGGACGAATCTTATATAAACATTGCTAAGAAAACTGAAAAGGCTGTTGCATTAGCTTATGTTAAGCCAGACGGTAAGCACTCCGAGTATTTATGGATTCCATCTTCAGCATGCTTCAAAAAGAAATACGTTTCTAGTTCTGGTGCTTATTATCCTGTTGAAATACCATCTTATACTTACTGGTTCAAGGACGAAGCTAACAGAAGAAAATTAGAAAATTTCCTGAATGACTTTGTGGACTCGCAAGAATTAAAGAAGAGAAAGGGAATAGATGATATTTTGGAACAGGCCAAGGATGACCTAGATTTAATACTAGATCAGGTTGGTCTTAATGATGCTATTGCTTCCCTGGAAAGGGGAAGTTCAGATTACCAATTTGAGGGTATAACAGAGAATGGGATGAATGTTATAATAAACAAAAGATCCAAGGAGGATCTTGTTGGTGACTTTGAAATATATTCTTCCAAGAAAGAAACAAGACCTGCTATAAGATTCAGCTACACTAAGGGATCTAATCAGCCTTCCTTCATATTCAATATAGACGGTAAAAATTATCAAGCAAGTGCTAGGATAACAGAGGTTGAAAATAATCCATACCTAAGGTATCTGATACTAAGATCCCTTAATAAAGAGAAGCAAGCAGAGAAAGACGGTCTGCTTAATTATTACATAGAGCTTCTAAAGTCACATGATTGGGACTATCAATATTCGGACGACTCCAGAACATACAAGGCTGGCCAGAAAGATATTAATCACATCAATGAAGTTGGTGATCTTCTTAAGGAATTTATGCCCGAAAAAGAGGTGTCTGACATTTATTTGAACTTTTCAAATAAAAAATAAAGGAAACTTATTCATTTTTATCTCTAGAATCTAATCATGGAAAGAATAGATTCGATTGACCACGGCCAGATTTTAAAAATATCTAAGCCGAATGGCAACCATATCTACGGATTTGAAAGGTCTGATGATCAAATTATGACTAGAATTTACTTCTATAACATGGGAAACTAAGTGAATTTTTCGAATAAAATAAAAAGAACTGGATGTTCGAGAGAATTGCAAATATTTTTAAAATAAAAAAAAGAAATATGTCTGATAACGGAGAAGAAATCAGTGTTGAGATTTTAACCAATAGATACACTAATCACGATTTTCAATGGATCAAGGGGGAAAATTTAATGAATGTTGTCTCATTCGATGTTGTTACACAGCAGGATGATCAATTTTATATACACTTTAAAGGTGGTTCTAGAATCAACTACAATATTCTCGAGGAATATATGACGTGGTATCCGGCTCAAAGAGTTGAGCCCCGTCCCGCACCTACACCAGCCCCGCAGTCACATGCATCTGTTTCATCTATAAAATTTGGCGATACCGGAACTGCTGTAAATGAAGCTTCACAATCTCCGATATATAATTTGTTAGCTAGACAAAAAAAGAAACCGGTTGAAATAGAGTTTAAGATTAAAGTGCCTCTGCCATCCAAAGATCTTTTTAATGTTCTAACCAGTTCCTTTGATGATGCTGAGAATGAAATTGTACAATTTATCATAGATAGCATAGACATCGATGATATTAGAAACACTCTTTCGAAATCAATAAGAGAAAATTATTACGGCTCAGCAAATAGCAAACCAGCCGTACAAAAGGAAACTGTAAAAAATAAAAAGATAAGAGAAGAAAATGAAGAATGATGACAAAGTATTGTTTTCATCAGAATATTTAAATCTGATAGAAAGAGACGGTAAAGTAGGAATAGTTCCTAACTTCTCCAATGTTGTTATTCTCCCCTATATCGCTGATAAAGAGGGACTTCCCCTACTTATTGGTGTTTTGAAGGAGTATAATGTTTTTAGGGAAGGTGGATATTCAATCTCTCCTATCACCGGATCCAGCGATGACGAGGATCCTAACTTTTTAGAAACAGCTAAAAGAGAGCTGCACGAGGAATCCGGGTATATGGTGAGCGATAATGATAGATGGTATTTTCTAGGAAATGCAATATCGTCTAAGTTTGTTGATCACGAACAGCCTTGTTTTGCTGTTGATGTTAGCGATTTGCAAAGAGAGGAACCCACTACAGACGGAAGTGAGCAAGAAGCTCTTTCTAAATTTGTCTTCATACCAGCTAATGACGTTGTTAAATGCAAGGACGTTTTCATTCCAGCTTTATTTTTAAAGCTTTTTAAATTTGTATTAGGAAAAGATCTACACAATCCTGATTCGGAGGACCTTTTTAAACCAAAGGGATTTAATATCACTTTATAATTTTTTTATGAGTCAAAATAGAAGAGAAAGAAGGAGATTACAGAGGGAACTTAAAAAAGTTGACCCTACAAATTCTTTAAATGAAATCGTTACATCTGAGATGGGAGCGGAGATACGTAGAAGATATCTGCAAAAATTAAAGAATGAGCAGGTAGAGACTCAAGAAGTAAGTGATTCTGAGTATACACCATCCTCATTGAACCTAGCTCCCCCCGAGGCAACATATGGTTCTTTTAAGAATCTTGTTATAAAAAGAGATTGGGATTCTGTCTCTGAGGATTAATTTACCGTCTATTCTTGGAGGAATATATATTAGGGTGATATGCTAAAGATACCACCCCTAAATTAACTATATTCCTAATGGGTTATTATTACATAGTAAATGGAGTTGACGTTGGTCAATCTAATGTTCTCGATTCGAATACTCCCTCCGTTCTTTACGATGAGAGAATTCTTCAGCTTAATGCTCAAAATACGATACAGAGAGCTAGTAATCTAGGCTCCGATAATCCTTATAAAGGTCCTGCTCCAAGAACTCTTTTCTATGATGCTGGCTTTAGAAGACCCGGTAAGTATGGGCAGTTTCTTATGTATGCATTCGGGAATGGTGAGAATGATTTCATGGAGTCTTATTACAGCTCAGAGAATGCAACATACAATTCAAAGATATCCTCTATACAATCTAAGAACCCCTCTGCTGCTTTTCTAGTTAGCAGCAGCGCATCTTTAGAAGCATCCTCACTGAGTAATACTTTGAATAGTTACCTTTCTAATAATCTTGGAGGCTCTATAGTAGGAGGGCTTGCTGCCCCGTATAATTGGAAGGATTTCCTCTATTGTAAATATTACGGAACTATACCCAATAACTACATGGTCACTCTAAGAAGATTCCCAACCCCAATGAGGGATAATTTAAGTATACCGTCGTCTGTAGCAGATTCCGATTCAACTAGAAGGGAGGGAGCAGGAAGACCAGTAGCTCAAGCAGTTACATGGTTAGGAGACGATACTGGTAACAAGCTGAGCACCCTAATAGGATTTACAACAGGATTGGAGTGGCTTTCGAAGCCACAAAGTGGGTCGATAACACAGGAAGCTTTTGATAAGGGCCTTTTCAATTCGCTGCCTTATTCAATACCAGATATTGCCAAACTCCTTGGAGATGCTGCACCAACGGATGCAGATAGCTTACAGAAGCTATTTAACTTGGTTGCATCAGTAGCCGATCCTAACCAAATAGCACAAAGGGGAGGTTTAGCTTCTGTTTTGAGGGATAAAGCTGTAAATGAGCAAGATGGCGCTCTATCAGATTTTATATGGACCAGTGTAGATACCGTAAGTAATACGTATATAAGAGACAGGGGATTGAGTTTCACAAACACTGGTATGTCCCTTGCCTTCCATTATGACCTGACTTCTATAGGAGAGGTTAACACAAAAGCAGCTATGCTTGATCTTATGGGGAGCTTACTTGGACTGGGCACTAATTATGGTAACTTTTTAACACCCACTATAAGATACAACAGCGAATTTTATCCAGTAGGATTCCCAGGTGGAAATGCAGGACTTGCTAGTTTTTATAGGGACCCTATCAATTTTATAAAAAACCACTCAACTGATATAAATGAACTTTTGACAGGTGATCAAGCAGGAGCAGCTTCTGAAGCAGCCGGCAAAATAAAGGAAACGATAGGCGCAAATGGTACAAATGATCTTGCCAATGTAATAACAGGTGGAACATCACCCGCTGTTGAAAGAGCGATTAGCATAGCTTTGCAAGAGAAATTTATAGAAAAGGTTCAATTACCTCTTTCTTTTTTAACGGGTGCACCAATCGGGGAATGGCATCTTGTAGTTGGCAACCCGTGTAACCCGATAGCGATGATAGGGAATCTTATTTGTGAATCTGTTCAGATTGAGTTTTCTGAAAGATTAGGTCCCGACGATTTCCCAGCTGAATTGAAAGCTACGTATACATTAAAACACGGAAGAGATAGGGAAAGAGGTGAGATTGAATCTATGTTTAATAGAGGTGATGGTAGATTATATCAGTCGTCACTACAGACTTATGCAAATGGACAATCCGATGGAGCATTTTCAGATACTCAGGGTAATAGAATTAATCAGAATTATGCACAGAAAATTACATCTGGAGTTCTTCCTTACACTCAAAGCGACGCAGACTCGCAAGGTCCCATAACGAATCCTTAAAATATTTTCACTTTAGCATGGCACTATCAATAGATACTCTTTATAGAAATAAGAACGTTTTTAATCCCAATAAGGACCAGATGAATGCAAATCTTGGTATATGGGATCTTACTAAATCATCACTTAACTATTTGAATGTAAACGTTCAGATAAATTCTATTTATATGCTTAGTGATGATGACACGATGAGGCCTGATATAATAGCAGCAGCAAAATACGGGGACCAGTCTTTAATGGGGTCTCTTTGTAAATTTAATAGCATAGCGAATCCATTTGCGATAGGATCTGGCCAATTCTTATATTTACCTAAGGTATCAACATTTGAGAATGCATTTGATGTAAAAAAGAATCTAGAAAAAGGGGGGAATACAAACTCTAGTCCTTCGGATGCATTTAGAAAAAGTCAGGAACAAAAGATAGTAAAGGCAAGTGAGGGTAGGAAAAAATTTGTGGAATCCAAGATAAAAAAACAGCCAGCACAGATACTACCGCCAAACGTGTCGCAAGCCGGTGAAAGGCCAACGGTAAGAAAGAATGGAATTATAGTATTTGGCCCAGATGCGGGTGGTGGTGGAGTTAACGGTGTTAATAATTCTAACGGTAATCAGCAATAAATTTTTAAATGGCTACAATATCTAAAGACCAAATTCAAATAGCAACAGTAGCTAGTAACTCCATTAAGCTCGATCAAATAGGGGATCTAGCTAAAACTGCCGAGGGTCAGGGCGAGTTAGAGAAGGATCTAGCCGCTGATAATAGCGACGCTACGCTGGGAAGTAAGACCCCACTTGTCGTTATTAATGGATATTACGTTACCAAGTATCTTCGGTATTTTAACTTAGATATGAATGGGTTTATGCCCGTTATTAGGCTCAGCTTCACTGCTATGGAAACTTCATTCCTTTCAGTCAGCTACCCTAAAGATGGCGACATAGTATCCGTTTATATCAGATCGCTGGAGGACGTCTATAAGCCCATCAGGATGGATTTTAATATACTTACGGTAGATGCAGAATTGACCTCCAAATTAGCTGATAAAGGAATCGATTCGGATGGACTAGGTCAGAATCTGAAGTTTAATATCCTTGCAGAATGCAGGGTTCCTGGCATTTATACAAACAGAAGTAAATCTTTTGGTGCTTCGACGTCTTACGATACCCTTTTTCAGGTTGCTCAGGATCTAGATCTTGGATTTTCTACTAATGATTCGAATCTAAACGATACAATGAACTGGCTTTGCCCAAATTATTCCTATTTCGATTTCGTAAAAGATGTAACTAGAGATTCGTATAAAGATGACAATAGCTTCTATATGTCTTTTATAGACTGCTATTATAATCTTAATTTTGTAAATATGGGCAGCCAATTTTTATATAGCGGTGACCCTGAAGTTGTCGCAATGGTTACATTGGGTCCTGCTAGTGTTACGCCCGATGCTGTGATACCTAGTGCTGCTAACCCCTCACTTAAACAGACGCCACTTGTTATTAGCAACTCTTGGAAGGCCGGATCTGTACCTTTTGCTTTATCCGGATTCATATTAGTTTCGGGTGCAGGCCAGAAATCAAATAAGACCGGGTATTTCACAAGAATAACTTATTATGACGAGAATAACCAAACCAGTAATGCAGAGGATAAGATTGTTGGGTATGATATAGAATCAGGAACACCCGATAGCATAGGGGCCAATACAGTTTTACAAAAAGGTAGAGCTACTGAAGATTTGTATAAAAATGAGAGAAGAATAGAATGGCTGGGCGTTGTGAATGAATATAGTGAGGATAATCCTGGTACCCATCCCAACTATTTCCACGCTAGATACCAGAATTTAATGAATATAGAAGATGCCACAAAGCTTTTGTTTAAAGTTGAGATGGTCACCTATTTTGCGGGTATTTATAGAGGACAGGTACTGCCAGTTCAGATGTACGTCTATGGTGCACAAGATAAAAGAAAGGATAACACCGGTACGGTAGAGAATTACAAGTCAGGTAACTCAGATCAGCCAGTTCTTGATAACTTTCTCTCTGGTAATTATGTGGTTGTTGGTATGGATGTTACTTATGATAGTGCTAGAGGGATGAGGCAGGTGCTCACTTTAGCTAAGAGACAATGGGATATTAACACATCGGGTATTCTTCAAAAATACTCTCCGTTTCCTCTTGTGGATGTTTAATAGCACTGGTCGATAAATATAGAAAAAATTAATTAAATGGCTTGGCCGGGAACAACAGATCAACTCAGGAGTTTATTTCTAAAAGGATTTAAGCTATCAGAACAGGGCAAATTCGAAGACCCTACATACCTTGGGTTTAAGGTTGTGATAGACTTCGGAAATCTTCCTATCGATGCCGAGTTTGGTCAACCGCCTAGTCCTCTTTTTAGAAAGGATAATTATTCATTCCAATCCGGTAATAGCGGATTTTTCAGTTCAAACCCATTCGGGCAGCCAGCTTACTCCGTTAAAGGAAGTCAGAATGTGTCCTTTTACTCCGCACAGGGTTATCTGAGGCAAAGAGAAAGCCAATTCTTCAACGGGTCTGGTGGTAAAAGAGCTGATATATTGAATCAATTTTCAGTTTCTCTTAAGGATCTACTGGACAATTATCCCTGGTTCCTGCAATCTATAGATGGATTAGACGCTTTAGTTAAAGTGGCTAGAACTGGATACATCGGTGGTGCAGAAGCCGGATTTAACCCATCAAGAACCTCCGGTAAACCGCTAGTATTCACTTGTCTCGAGTCTTTAAATCAGAGAATGACAGCTCTGGGAGAAATGTATAAACAAGCAACATTCGATGCTGATCACATGAGAGAAACCGTTCCTAGAAACTTGAGAAGATTCAAGATGTACATATTTGTTACGGAGATAAGAAATTTCTTTAAAACATCTAGACTTATTGCATCTTCTGCAGCTTTAACTACGATAAGCAACCTATCCAGCCTGGTAGGTAATAACAACAATCCTGGGTCTACAAATTCGGCTGATACCGCTAATTCTTTTAATCAGTCCTATGGATCTGATCCCTCTCAGACCCCCGGTGCTTTTAGCGGATTGCTTGGCAATGTTATAGATAATTCTGGTCTTGATGGCGAACTTAGCTTATTTAGAAATCAGAGTGATCAAACGGGGATAAAACCTATGTTGATAATGGAGTGCAGTAATTGCGAGTTTGATTTTGATGATTCCACCTCTGTGCCTACAACAATAGATGCTGGGTCTGAGTCTGCTAGACCTATCGGGTATTCTTTCAAAGTACACGTCGGAAGGGTAAGAACCAAGTATCAATTTCCGAATATTAGAAGTGATCAAAACCCTCTTGTACTATCGGACGGATGGGATCAATCAAAGAGTTCTGTTATGCAGGATCCAACAACAACAGGTGGGGCTTTAGGTATAGCAGGAGAGCTTTTAACTAACTTTCTGAGCAACACAGTAGATGATTTTATAAACGAAGGTGTTGCAGAGTACCTAAATCCAGCTCTTTCCGGACTGGATCAGACTCTATTGGGTAATATTTACTCCCTGAATCCATCACAGATTCTTAGCGATCTGAGTTATAACTCTGCCCAAAATTTCTTAGATCAGGTTACTAATTCAGAACTTAGTCTAAGAAATCTGGATCGACCTTTACCGAACCCTCAGACAACTGGATTCGGTGGACCTCCCGATAGAGTATATGGTCCTCCCTCTAACTCAGGTGAAGGTGACGTTTACAGAAGGGTTCCTGGACAGGATCTTGGCGTCAGCACTAACGAGACAATTAGCAGGGTGTATCCGACTGAGGTAGGCGGGCAAAGCGATGTTTATCGTAATGTACCAGGAAGAGATCTTGGTGTACCAGATAGGGTTTATCCAGATGCAACTAGAGGATCTGATTCATACAACAACGTTCCTGGACCTGATTTAGGAGTACCTGATAGGGTTTATCCCGTAGTGGACAGCGACGTTTATGATAAAGTACCAGGCGAGGATTTAGGTGGTCCTGATAGGGTATACCCACCTTCGGATGGCGACTTCTATCCTGATGTACCCGGAAAAGATTTAGGTGGTCCTGGTAGAGTCTATCCGCCAGCTGAGGGTGATGCATATAATAGAGTACCTGGTGAGGATTTGGGTGTTCCTGGACGTCTATATAGTCCATCGTTAAGGGATGATGTTTATTCTGATGTTCCGGGAGCTGATTTAGGTGTTCCGGATAGGCTATATCCTCCTTTTAGGGAGGAAGTTTATCCACCAAACTTGGGGACAAGAGAATCGGATATCAATGAAAAAGTATATCCACCTAATGTTCCGAATGCTAATAGTGATTTAGGATCCTATGACGTTTATCCACCAGTTCCACCTGCGACAAATGCACCAAATTCAATTGGAGATGTTTATCCTCCGGTACCACCTGCGACAAATTCACCAAATTCAATTGGTGATGTTTATTCTGGTATCGGTAATTTACAGGCACCTAATGATAATGCGATAGGTAGGGTTTATCCTAAAACTGTAGAGGATTTTGTTTTGGAGAAAATTATATCACAGAAGGATCTAACTCTAGGAAACTTGAAGCCTGTTGATAAGTATAATATAAGCTTAGGTGACTTTAATTCACCAGAGTCTGATTTTGAAATGTAACTATGCCAAGTGAAAGAACCCTACTGGGGATAATAGTAGACATAGATGATCCTCTAAAAGAGGCTAGGGCAAAAATCCGTGCTTTTGGATTTTTCGATGATGTTGCAGTAGAGGATCTCCCTTGGGCAGAACAAATCGCTGGATTATCTTTTGGCGGAGGTGGCGGAGGGGGTAACCTGACTATACCTAGATTGGGAGCTGTTGTAGCGGTTCACTTCGAGGAGAATAATTACTATAAGATTACCTATCACTATATTAAGGAGATATCTAGTGATCTTTTGGATAAGATGCAGGAGGATAACTGTTACACGGGTGCAAACTATTTAATATATGATTCCGAGGCAAAACCCGGTCCTTTGCATATGTACTATACGTATAAGGATGGTGTTGTTTTTGAATTAGATAATGCAAAAATACAACTGGACACACAGAATGGTGGTCAGCTTAGAGTGGTTGTAAAAATGGGTGACGATGAGATTAGAATGGAGAATAGCAAAGTTATCATAGAATCTGGAAATATAGAACTAGGTAGCGGTACTAGTACATTGGAAAAGGTTATACTTGGTGATACATTTTTAAGCTTCTTTAATCAGCACACACATGCTACACCAGCAGGACCATCCTCCCCTCCTGCTTCACCGATGACAACAGCTCAATTGAGTTTCATCACTAAAACTAGGTAAGGATGGCTAATTGGCAGCAATTTATAACGGATTTTTCTAACTTTTTATCTTCTAACCAATCTAGCGGTCCCTTTCAGACCGGCAAAAAACTATCTGAATATTATGTTAATACCATAAAAGGTGCTAAGGCTATTCCCGCAGGAAATGCTTTAAATGGTAATTTAGCACAGAGCTTCAAGCCTATATTAGATCTTGGATTTGGACTTGGCTTTTTTCTTCTACAGAACTCACAGAAAACTTTCAAACAGTTACAGGGAGACGAGAAATATTTCGATGGGTCCAGCCCCATACCTTCCGAGGAGGAGCAAAAGGCGTTTAAAGAACAGCCTCAGGTTCAGGATCAATCCATAGATGATATATTTAATCTAGTATCCCAGGACGATCTTGAGGATATTAGAAAAAATGGTACTTGGAATTTTTTCCTACATGAGACGGACGGCAAAGAATCAACCAAGATATTTAACTACAAAGCTAAAGTAGATTTTAATAACGTAGGTAATACGAAGGTTTCTATATTTGGTAACACATTACAAAAAGCTAAGAGCGGTATAGCTAGGTACGGATTTCTCCCCGGTATCAATACGATATTAACATACGATAGAGAGGATGCGAAAGAGGATGCCCAGGATGAGATAAATTCTAGAGGCATTGGAGCTTTAACCTTTAATGACCTATATAGCTATCTTGTAAAAACTCTAAATGACGATAGAAAGGATAGATTGGATCAAGCGGTAAGAGCAAACACGGGATCGGACAGTGGAACTCAGGCAGTTAGAAACGATATAGACAATATATTTCTAAGTCTTTATTCTACAGAACTTCAGAAATGGATAGAGATAATAACCCCTTATATTTCTAAGAGTTTGGCAAATGCATCAGATGAGACATTTTCTGACTCAGCCAAGACAACCCCTTCTTCTCTAGGAATATCATCGGACGGTGAAAATTTTATATCTATAATAGAAGAGAATTCTATTTTTCCTACTGTTAGCTCCCGATCTGTGACTACAGTAGGTGATTTTCAGAAGGAGGTCCAATTTAAAATTGCAATAAAAGCGGGAAGCGATGTTTCTGTATTACGGGACGTTACCCTTAATAACATACAATATGGCCTTGCTGGTACACCGGTAATTGACATAAGGTTTACATTAAATGGATCTGAGGATTTAAGCGTAGTGGTAACTGATTTATCTACTAGATCTCAGGAAAGATTCACTATAAATAAAGTTTTTGGACAGAATGGTTACCCAGCCGGAAGTCAAAACGAGACATATAGATTTCCTCCTGGCGGGCCAATTTATCCGTCCGCTGCTGTACAGGAGCAGGATGCTGTAAAAAGCGCAAAAGATTCAATTAATGGTGTACTAGGGTCTCTGTCCGCTGACTTCCAACAAAAGTTGATAAATTTCGGATTGGATGCTAAGATAGCTGATCTTATGTCTAAGAGCGATCCTTATCTAGTTATGTCATCTAGTGTAGTCCTATATTGGACTATATTGGGATTGGTTCCTACTTGCTTTGCAGCCAATCCGCCGGTACTTCCTGCTAGCATACCAGCTCCTGGACTTTTTACTATAATTTTTCCAGGTCTTCCGTTTACGCTTGCTAATAAATTGAGACTGTCTTTTAATGCAGGATTGAATCCCGTCTTTAATCCTGAATTAGATCCAAATGGGCTTGTAGAAAAAGCAGCTTCGCTTTCCAATTCTATCGAATCTGAAGAATTTAAAGCTCTTCTTTCCCTTATAGAATCACAGAAGGCCTTGCTAGAAGCAACAAAGAGCCAAAATCTAGTTTCTAAAGCGGTTTCAACTAAACTCGCAGTTTCTTTTGCATTACATTTGCTTTCTCTGAAGTTTCTATATACTGGATCAACTCAGGCAGGACCTGCAACTGTTCCGACCCCTGGATTTGTTTTGCTCGTATTTTAAACTTTTGCTATCTGATATATACATAAGAAACTAATATTAACCATTTAAAACTAAAATTGATGTATCAAGAATTCGAAAATGAAGAATTCAGTTGGGAAAATTCAAACGGATTTAAGCCTAACAAAAAAATTAAGAATAATCACGGGATGACTATTTATTGTCATGCTGATTATGCTGAAGAACTTGCTGCGGCATACGCTAAGCATTCTGAAGGACTAGATTGGAATGATCTAGCTAAGGATCTAGTTGATGGCAGAATGTACCCTTGTAAAATTGTTGCTTTAACTGAAGAAGAGGCTTTTGCCCAGACTGACTCAGGTCAAACAATTTATATTGACCTGAAGAAGGAAAGAAGGGATGCTGAAAAATTAAATATCGAGGGTATTGATTTTACAGTAGGTACTAGAATAGAAGCTCACGTTAGAAGAACTCCTAAGGGATATCTTGGATCTGTTGTTGAGCATTATATAAAGACGCTGAAGTCTGAACTTTTTGATCAAATCAAAAAAGAAACTACAGCTTATAAAGTAAAGGTTGAGAGCATAAATAAAGGTGGATATATTGTCGATCTTTGTGGTATTAAGTGTTTCATGCCTGGATCCTTGGCTGCAGCTAATAAGATCAAGGATTTCGAATCCTATATTGGAAAGGATATACACGTAATGATGGAAGGCTATATAGAGGCAAAAGATACCTTCATTGTTTCTTACAAGAAGTATATTTCCAAGATTATGGAGCAGAAGATTCAAGAGCTTGACCTAACCAGGAAATATAAAGGCTCCATCACTGGAACAAGCCCATTTGGAGTTTTTGTTGAGTGGGAGGAGATCTATACTGGCTTGATCCATAAGAGCGAGTTCGAGAGTGACGATGAATTGTCCAAACTTTGTTCAGGTGACGAGATAGAATTCTATGTGAAGGAGATTAAAGAGAACAATAAATTGACTCTAACGCTAGATAGACCCTTAGAAAGAAACGTAATTCTTTATGATATTGAGACTCGTGTCGAGGAAGGCACAATAGAGCCAATGCAAGCTCTCATCAAGCACAAAAGAAAAAATGGAGTGCTTATAGAGATAAGCGATATTGGTCTAATGGCATTTATAAGTTCCGAGCATTTGGGTAAAGGCGATAGAAATGCTAAGACTGGTGATCCTATTGAAATATTAATATGGAAGATAGACGTTCACACAGGAAAAATATTTGCTAAATCCATAAATGAAGGATAATAGAAACCATTTTGAAAAAGCTCAGGCTCTTTCTTTGTCTGATGTTGGGTTTGAATTCGAATTCTTTTCCAATGTTACCAAAGGAAGAGCTGCTGATGCTCTTTCGAAACTTCTCGGTAAAAAAGTAGATGTATCTAATAAATACCACTCGGATATACCGGTTAACAGGGAGAGATTCAAGTTAGAGCCGGATTACTCGGGGGGTATAAGTATGTTAGAACTTGTTACTGGTCCAATGAGTTATAACGAGGCTATACCTGTTATGATCAAGATCCTAAAATGGATAGACGAGAATGGATGGACAAGCGATAAATGCGCTTTCCAATTCTCAGTTAGTTTTAACCCGGAGAGAGCCAATCTTAAAAATGCGATACAAACGATGGATCATTTAAAGTTCATCCTTGGTATTGACGAGAATTTCATTTATTCTAAGTTTGGTAACAGAACAAAGAATGTCTATGCTAAATCTATAAAAAGGGTTTTACCCAGAAGTAGATACATGATATTGGAGAATATTAGCACTATAGACCCAATGATGTTTAAGACACCTAGTGACAAGTACTATGGTGTGAATTTCACAAAGGCTCCTGATGGATATTTAGAGTTCAGGTATTTAGGTGGTAAGGATTATCAGAAAAAGATAGAGCCAATCAGAGAGGTTGTTGAATATATCATTCTGTATCTCTATGATATAGTTAGCAAAAGAATGGGAGGCTATAGTAAGGAGGACCTAGATAAGCTAAAATCAATGATGAAGGATTATGCTAATGTTGTAAAATGCTTCTCTAAACCTGAGCTTTTCCTTAGATATTATCCCGACTTCAAGATATTTATAGATCTTAAAGGATTTGACGGTAATCTAAGAACATATTTCCCTGCAATCAGGGATAAGGTATTTGATCTTGTTATAGAAGGCGGTATAACAGATTGCTTTTTTAATTATGACACATCCACAGGGAGATGCCAACTTAAAGGTGCAAGGTCTAGAAATTCTTTTGAGATCTACGATTTTGACGTGATTGATTGCGATATAAAGGGTTCTTATTTAAAGAAGTGCAACATATACGATTCTAAGATTAACAAATCAAATCTAGATGAATGCTACCTAGTAAGAGGTACAGATGTTCTTAATTCTAGAATAGAAGCATGCTCTGTTGAACCTACTAATAAGCTTAAGGACTGCTACATAAACTGTGAACAGAAATCTATCAATTGCGAGATTGATGGCGGAGTGCTAAGAGCAGGTATACTTGGTGAATATGCTGAATTAAGTAAGGACACTAAAAAAGTCAAGGGATGGAACGAGGTTAGAAATGAAAGATTCATAACTGATAAAAGACTTCAGGACCTAAACGATAAATATAAAGGAGCCAAATTTGGCGATATGAATTATTAAACTTCACCATGACTGAAACAGAATTAATCCAAGAAATTACAGACGCGCTTAATTTCAGCTGCGGTCTTCCTTATTCCCTTAATGAACAAGAGGTTAGAAGGATTATAAAGAGAGCCAAGGATTGGTTCTATGATAACTATCAATATTCTGTTGAGGATAGAATGTTCATAATCGGTAAAGCTGTTTTTGCACATCCTGAATGGAGGGCAACTAGACAACTGACACTCCCTGATTCGATTGTATCAGTATATGAAGTTAGAGACGTGGGTGGAGCGGGTGTTAGTGGTAATCCAGATAAGGATTTTGGTGATTCTAAACTCCTTGGTTCCGAACTGCTGCTATCTCCTTTTATTGGTGATAATCTTGTTTATAGAACAGTTATGTACTCCTATTTTGATTTGGCTAAGGCTTATCTATTAGCTACCTATGCTTTCAAATGGAATAAGAACTCAAAGAGACTTACCATTCAAGGACGTGATCCAAATAGATCAGGAGTAGGGGGTTCAAATAGTAATTCTAATTCACAGTTAGCTCAAGGATTTTCGAGCGGGAATGGCGGATACGATCTATATGTGAGATGTTTTGTTAAAATAGGTGACGAGTATCTTTTCGATGACGAATTGTTTGTTAGATATTGTATCGCTAAGTCCAAGATAGCTTTAGGAAGAATGCTCGGGACATTTAACTATAATCTACCTGGTGGAGTTCAAGTAAATGCAACGGATGTCATTAGCGCCGGAACCGAAGAGTTACAGGAGGTCATGGATATGATCAATGGTGAGAACACTCCTAGTTATTTCTTACAGTGGAATTAAAAAATACACAGTGAGTTTATTGTAGATAGCATTTAGCTCCCTTTATTTTGATCGATATATAAACAAAAATAGGGATGAGAGACATTTACAACAGAGATCCACAAGATCCTAATTACGTACCTTACATCTTAGAGGTCACAGATCCAATAGAGATCTGTGTTGGCCAGCTTAAAATGATGCTCTTGACAGACAAGGGTGAAGTTTTAGGTGATCCTAAATTTGGGCTTGCCTTGGAATCTTTAATTTTCGAATTAAATCTATCTCAGGACTCTATAAGAAAAGAGCTAGATCTTCATCTGTCAACATATTGCCCGCTTTTTAGAGTACTCGGTGGAACATATGATTTGAAGTTTTATTTGGGTACGAATAGGGATATAGCATTTCTAGATTTTCTTTTGCCATACCAAGGCGATCAAAGTCCAGTTGTTAGTTTAAAGTTAAGTTAAAAAGCATGAACATATATCAAAAGAATAGAATTCTAATCAGCGGTCTCTTATCGGACACTTATGTTTTTCTACAGAGAACATACAATCAGTCTAGAAACGTATTTACCGCTGCTTCAGCTTGGGGACAAATACTTTTTGTATTACAGAACCTATCGCAGATGATCCTTTATTTCATAGAGGACTCAATTACCGAATTGAACATTTATCAAGCAACACGGGACTACTCAGTGAAGAGCATAGCTAGACTATCTGGGTATGATCCAGGTAGAGCATCTACAGCTCAGGGCGAGATCTCAATACAATGGAATCTTAATACTGCTCCAGTTGGTGGGGGATCAGTTATAATAGCGAACAACACACAGGTTCAATGTATACAGAACGGTAAGTACTATTCTATGATGTTACCCTCTCCGACGGTTACCTTCAATCTTGTGCCCAATAACACTCTAAGGGTTAAGATAGCACAGGGAACAGTTCAAAATGCGACTGTTACGGGGACTGGACTTGCACTTCAATCTTTTAACATACCTTCTAAATCGGGAGCTTTTATTGATCAATATTATGTGAACGTTTATGTGAATGAGGAGAAGTGGAAAAGATATGATTCTTTTTATGATATGCCTTTGCAGGGATCTACTTTCATAGTAAGAACCGGTATTTCACAGGGAATTGATGTCTATTTTGGTAATGGTAATTTTGGCAAGGTTCCACCTCCTGGATCTATAATAAGAATAGAGTACATACAGACACTAGGAGGACAAGGAAATCTTAGATCAACAGCAGATAAGCCAATTACTTATAGATTCACAACTTTAGGGACCGATCTATTTGGACAGCAGCTTAATCTTAATGATTGTGTTAATATCAGAAATGAGGTTGATCCTTTGTTTGGTAGCGATCCCGAGAGTACTGAACTTATAAGATTGGTTGCACCCTATACTAGTAGAGCGTTCGTTCTGGCAAATCCACAATCGTATGAAATATATTTGACAAGATTAAATATTTTCTCGCAAATACATGCTTACTCTACTTTTGAAGATGAATATTTGGACGATGATAATATAGTTTACATTTATCTAGTTCCAGATATAACTCTCAACCTAGAATCAAACCAGGATTACTTTGATATACCCACAGCGGAGTTTATACTTTCACCTGAAATGAAATTAGCTATAATAAATCTTCTGGAGGATTCAGGACAGATGATAGCTACTACCGTGTTAAAGATAATTGATCCAGCTATAACTAGGATAGTTGGTAACGCTTCTGTTACGATATTTGAAGGCAACGATCCAACTACCATAAAGAACACTATCCGTAGATCCATAGCAAGCTATATGCTCAATCTAAAGAGAAGAGACAGAATACCAAGATCTGATATTATCGCTATATTAGAATCTATACCAGGTGTTGACTCAGCTAACTTCTTTTTTACAAGCCAGAAGAATGAAGCAAATCAGTTAACAATGCAGGGTGCTACTAATTTAAACGCTGCAACACTTAACACTCAGGTTGGAATAGATTCTTTCGGTGACATCCTCATAGGAAGAAATGAGTTAGTAATAATGAGAGGAGGATGGACAGACCGTTACGGCGTGACCTATAAAGAAGGTATCGTTGATGGCGCACCTTGTTCTTTGAATATTGATATACCTTATGTGGTTCCTAATACATTTAACACAGAATCCGCTAAGAACCAGAAGTCTGTTATTATTGATTCTAACAGCCAGACCGTACCAAGAACAATGTAATTATGGCGTCAAATAATAGATTTCTACCGCAATTCCAGGACCCTGAAGGAGGAGTAAATTTTACTGTTGTAAGAAAGGTTCCGCCTACTACAAACAGTACATATTACCAGCCCAATGACGTGTATGCAACCACGCAGTTAGCAGAGGAAAGATCATATAATATAGGATGCACCGGTTACAGAAACGTAACGGTTAATGCAACAGGAACCGTTAAATATGCTCCGTGTGCAGCTTCTGCTACTTATGTTATCCTCATGCAGGGTATGCCTAAGATTAATCAGGAGAGGATCTATTATGCATTCGATCCAACTGATAATATAGATGATGTTAAAAATAGCATTAATGACAACATCTATACAGGTTTTGAGTATAAAGAAAAGATTTTTGAGAAATCTATGTCTAAAGTCATACTAAGAGATCCAGTAAAAGCTTCTATACTTCAATACTTCCAGAGGGTAGTTTTTGGATTAATAGAATCGACAAAACAGATAAGTAACTTCGTTAACTATACAGTGAAGAAAAATAACAGGAGAGTATTCTAATGGCAGACAGTAAGTTAAAGTTTTTTAATAAATCGGGCAATCCGCTCAACTTTGCTTACGTTGGGCCAACTGGACCAACCCCTCTTGATTTCAAGCTACTATATGTTAGCTCATCCACATCGAATTCTAGGGGGCAGCTGGACGTAAGCAATCTAGACAACACCTCTACTTTGGTATTTAACATACAGGATACTAACGGATTTAATATCACAGGATGGGCCAATGAATTAAGTAAGTTCTCGATGGA